TCATTCGGCCGCCTTTTTCAATTCTTCCAGTTTCTCTCTAAATCTCCGGAACATGTCAATCGTCGGGTAAAACGTCGGATTCTCCCAGTTCTTAGAGATCATTTGGATCATTGCCTCTATATGACTTTTGCAGTCTATTACTTTGATGCATTTGTCCAGGACCAACTCTCCTTCCGGGTAGGTCTTGTTATTTAATGTATTCTGCGCCCATGAGAGCAGCTCTCTGATCGATTCTTGGTCGTATTTATTCTCTTCCATGATTTTTGATTTTCGGCAAAGGTACAAAAAAGCCCGGCATGTTGTATACCGGGCAATTCCATTTTAAAAGAGGCGTTATAAATGGAAAGGAGCTATTTTTTCTTTGCATCTTTCTGATGATATAAAGGTATACTTTTTAATCCATCAATATGTTCATATAGATCATTTTCGATATGTTCGCAATGCATAGGATCAAGAACAAAATCAATCCCTTCACGTCTAGCCAATTTTGCAGCAGGGACAAAATCTGAATCTCCAGAAATAAGAACGATTTTATCTACAAAACCTTTTAAAGATAAAGAAGCGATGTCAACACCAATTTTCATATCAATCCCCTTTTGACGCAATTCATAATATACGTCATCCGCATTAATGTCATCAAGAGAAATCTCTTTCTTTAATAATTTTCTCATTGTGTTATCATAGAAAAGCCATCTTTTGCTTTCCTTAATATTACCTAGACGCAGAGCGACTTTTCTCTTTTTCTTAAGTTCGTTTATTAACTCACTTCTGCGGATAGCCTCTTCTGTTTTAGAAAAGTCTATACATTTATTAGAGACAGGATTATGTATCTTTTTGGCGAATGGTACACAATCATAATAAAAAATGCGATATAAATAATTATTTTTCCCTACATGAGAATGGGATATAGTATATAAATCATTGGCAATAGTTAATGCTGTCTTTTTGCCGGACTTATTATACATTGCATTATAGCGTTTTATAAAATACCCACCATCAATTAATATGGCAACTCTTATAGGGGTTTCTGTGTACGATGTATTTGGACGCGTTTTCATAAAATAAAAAAATGGCCTTTGGTTAGGCATGCCCATTATCAAGAGGGGGACAAACGTAAGCCAAAGGCATAATCATGTGCTGCAAATGTATGAATTTAATTTGTATCTGCAAAAGGTAGAAGATAAATTGCAATAAAAAATAGATTATTTTATATGTTTTACACTCATCAAGTTACAATATCAATTATACACACAAAGATATAACCCTTGCAATAATTGCAAGAGGAATCAGCCAATACAACCACCTTTCTAGGCGTTCCATAGCATCACAAGCAGGAGCCGGCAGAAATCCGAGTGATACCGGTCGTCGGCCTGTTCAAGCAATATGTCCAGCTTATCGTTTCTCATTTTCGAGCACTGTTTTTATTCGTTCTTCAGTAAATCCAAATCGGGAGGCAAACTTTTTGAAAGCCTGCAACCTATTGCCTGGAATAAGAGCATACATACTGTTGATAGGCGTATCACTCTTTAATGCTTTCTTAATTTCTTTATTCTTCATGGATTAGCGTATTAAATGTTTGACCTTGTTTTTACAGTCACACTCACATAACAATGTCTTAGCATACTCCCATGTCTTTTCGATGATATCATCTCCGATATACTGAATTTCCTCCCCGTAAGGGTCTATACCGAACGCCTGGCAAATATGAGTAGCCATGTGCCCGCATTCATGCCGCCAGGACTTGGCAAATTCCTTTGGGGACGAAGTAAGGGCAATGACCATTACTGTTTCCCGGGTGCCGAAGTTGGAATAAGTAACTCCGGTATTCAAATTGCCGGAGCTAATATTCTCATACGCAGTACGAAGCATATCACCGTCGCAACCGATGGAATGCATATTATCCAGTATTTCCTCTGTATAATATGTATCTACTGCATAATATACCATGCAGCTCCATTCATACTTGGGTAATGCAAACCGTTGTCGTATCATTCATCAAAGCGTTTCGTCCCATTCAATAGGTTCTCCGGCAGCAATCATTGTCGCATACCATCTTCTCATCGTTGCCCCGTCAGGAGCATCAGGGTCATCAATTGTATCCTTTATATAAAGAGCCAAATGCGCTTCGTCGGGAATAGATGACTTCAGATAATCTGCCTTACCCATGTTGGCTACATAAACATAATCATATAGCGCATTATTTTCAAGCTTTATGCCATAGCGGGTAAGCAACTCATCTACTTTCTCTTTCGATATCGGTTCAATCCGCTCTTTTTTACCGGTAGAAGGATTAAGCTTTTTCATGAGCGACACTGCAAACTCGCACATTTTCTTATTGAAATGCCAACCGAAGTTAGACAAGTAAGCTTCCATTTCTTCCGGTCTTCTATCTCTTATATCCAAAGGTTCTCTCCTCATGATTAAATAAAGTTATAGGGAGTAGAAATGATCCACCCCCTAATTAAACATTAACGATAACGGGAATAGCGTCCTGTACCACGTACGCCGCGTCTTTCGCCATAGCCGCCACGACCGGAACCGCCACCATAATCACCACGTTCACCCATCTCGTCATAGCGGTCGTCGTCATCGTCATAATAACGTTCACGTCTTCCCATGCTTTCACCACCGGATAATTCTTCGATGCATTGCATCAGCTTACCACCGTATTTAAGCATCTTTTCAGCGTAGTCGGACATTTTCTCGACCTTGCTCTCGGAAATCTCAATCATCATCATACTATTGTTTTTTAGAATTGTTACTACCAGATGTCTTTTCAGAAGACTTGAAGAAATCAGCCATCATAGCCTTCAATTCGCTAAGTTCTTGCCGAAGCGCTTTATTTTCCGCTTCCTGACGCTGGCGTTCTGCAAATTCAGGATTAAGGACCTGAAGCATCTTGTCGCATGACTCTATGACGGAACGATGATGATCAACACTGCCCAATATCTCCGAAGAGCGGTTGCGCATGGCGGCAACTTCCGCATTCATCGATTCCCTTGAGCCGGATATTACCATATTCCCACCTCCGGGAAAGTTTGCATCAGCAATGTCAGACATTGCCGGTATCTTTTGGAAAGTCACCGTCTGCTCCCCGACCTTGATTGTTATATCAACCACCATTCTCGGGGGCTGCCCATAGGGAAGAGGTTGTTGCATAAACTCCGGCACAGGATTGGAAACCCCGGCTACAGATCCTACTTCTATATATGGAGTACCGTCCCTATGAAGGACAAAGAACTCGCTGTTTGTTCTTAAATTCTGAAAAGGCATAATTAATTAACTCTTTAAGGAGCGGGATTGCTCCCGCCCATTGTTGTTTTTAAACTACTCCGGTCATAATCTGCAACGTGTTGGTAGCACGGTCAAACCAGAACTCATACACACCAGTACCGGGAATGTCTGCCGCAGTCAGAGCTTCTCCATTATATTTAGTGACCGCCTGGGTAGCTCCATTGGTCTCAAACAGAACAGGAAGCGTGCCGGTTGTTCCGGTAGGTACCGCTTGGGCAATGTCGATGTATATTGTCCCTCTATACCATGCGTTAACAAAGGCGTGGTTGGGAAAGGAAAACACCACATTAGCAGTATTGACCGTTACTCCCGAGGTTGATATAGCCGCAGAACCCCTACGGTTTACAAATTGGAAAGGATATACTGCCATAATAGCCTCCTTCCTCTATTAACCCCAAAAGCCATTACCGGCAGCGTAAGGATTGAAACCACCATACAAGCCGTATTGGTATGCTACACAGTTGGGAACTGCCGCAATAGGACTGTAAGGAACAGTAACAGTCTCTGGTTGTTTACACTCGATTTTTGCCAGGCGCGAACTGAGATCACCTAAAGCAGCACCCAGAGGAGCTGTTGCCTGACCAATCATTTGCCCGAATGTCGATGTTTGATGTTCCTGTGATAACTGAGTTTGCAAAGCTGATTTAGCCTCACGAAGCGCATCGATCTTGTCCAGTAAGGCCTGATTCTGCATTGCATCCAGTTTCCCCAAAATAGCATTTGTATTTGCGGTTGCTCCGTCACGTAATGACAGGGTGTTCTGGTTGGCCGTGTTCACCAAGGTATTAGTCTGGTTGCAGATAGCCAACTGACTTTCATAGCCTTGCGTAGTAATAGCATTCTGCGTCTTGCAGCAACAGTCTGCGATTGCTTGTGCTATTTGACAGTTACCAGCTTGCACGGAGTTGATAATCTGCTGTGAAGACATCCCGATTTGGTTGCCTACTCCCTGAATCTGCGTCATGACGCTGTTGATAGACTGTTGAATTTGCCCTACAGAGCAATTCAAATTGGTAGCCAGCGTATTGATAGCCTGACCATTTCCCTGGATAGCACTCATAAGCAACTCCCTTCCTGCATCGTTGTTGATAAGATTAGGGATTCCGCCTGCGTTGTTGCCGCCGCCATTGTTTCCCCATCCATTTCCATTGTTTCCCCATCCCATAAGGAAAAACAAAAAAATCACCCATATAAACCATGATCCTTCCCCACCGAAGCCGCTATTGTTGTTCTTGCCATTCATAGCTACCAACAAGTTCGGATCAATTCCTTTCTGCTGCAATAGAGGAGCCAGCATGGCCATCATTCCACTACCGCCACCGTTCCCGCCTGACTCCGGGAAAACGTAAGTCTTTGTTTCACTCATATTGATATACAATTATAACACGGTCAATATTAACCGCATCACAAAAGTATATAATAGAAATACGGTAAATCAGAGCTCATTTTCAAGCGATTTGCGAATATTTTGCAGATATATTGCAATCATTTTGTTTGCCAGTTTACGGCTTTCAAAAGTAGATATAAGATAACGGATACTAGCGGATGTCTTGTGAAGCAAAGTCGCTATTTGTTCAGGATATAGCCCGTATTCAGTGAGGAAGAATACTACAATAGAACGGGCGTCAACAACTTCAGTAACTTTACTTGATGAAAGGATCAATTCAGTAGAAACTTCAGTTTCTTTCCCAACAATATTTAGAATCTCGGCAAAAATCTCTGACTTACACATAGTAATTTAATTTTTTGTTGTACTTTTGCCTTTGCCAATCGTACTCAGTACCAAATAAACAAAAGCATATATAGGAATGTTAAGGATATTATACCCCCGACACTACCTATGTATGCTTTTGGTATGCTAAAAAGTTCGATTGGCGTCAACTTTCAGTGTTGGGGGTTCTTTTTTACTCTATCCCCCAAAAGAGTTACATTTGTTATGATAACCGGCCTTCTACTTTACCGGATAACTTAGTGCTTAATAATCAATTAATGTCTCATTTTGTCCTCCTTTCTTAATAAACCTTTTTCCAATGGAAATTGTTATATAAATACAACTTAAACTTTTCATACCGGAAACGGTCTGTGAAGATAGTGCCGGTATTACCACATAAATAAATTATAACTTACTCCACCACCGACATACAATCCACCGGGATAGCCGTATCCAAATTGCAGGCCAAGGCCCCAGCGTTTTTGCTTCGGTTTAAGAGTGATGATTTCCTTTTCTCCGTAGACTTCCATGAAATCAAGGCTTGGCTTATAGCCGCTAACCACTGCACGGTAATTATCAGTCTTATACTCCTTGCTTGTAATCGGTATAATCACCGGAACCGAGTCGCCTTCTACGATTCTGTCGGTAGTGGTATCTACTATTATCGGTAAATATACCGTATCGGTACGCTTTAAGGTCTCCTTTACCGGCATAAGCACGATGTCAACTATAGTGTCCCTCACTCTTATCGTATCTCCTTTTACATAGACAGTCGAAGGATCGTGTGGATTACAACGCATCCACACGACCACGCATACAAGCAGGCAGACTAATATCCAAGGAAGAGATTTCATATGATACTTTCACTTGATGACCAATCCGGACCGGACAATAAAGTATTCAACTCTTCGCCTTCGTAGGTAGGATAAGGATAAATCGGATTTTCCGTTTTTTCTTCGTCTAGTAATGGCAAGGTCATGATACTTGGGAACAACTTTTCATAGTGATCCAATTTCATTATCACCTGCATGCCGTCAACACTCTTTCTCGGAACTAGGTGCAGTTCGTCGAGTACCTCTTGCGGTATCTCGTCCAGTTTCTCTGATGGGAATACAATGTATTTCATAATTGCTTTTTATAACAAGTCAGTTAATATTGAGTTATCTCAGGTATGTCGCATAATATTCTCATTGCCTCCGCTTTTGCTCCTAATGCTGTAGGGTGAACTCCGTCAGAAGATAGATAACCTTCATACCAATCATGTGTTAATTCATTGCCTGTTACAGCCTTATACATATCAACGTATCTCAATCCCAAAGATAAAGCTATAGAATTTTTGGTTTGCCAATCCTTACCTTCTGCCTGTTCTCCAAGCTTTGCGTGACGAACAAGAATTAAAGTTATTCCTCTCTTATCGCAAATATCTTTAATCTTATATATATATTCTTCATAAACGGCGTTGGTATCATTAGCTTGTATCTGATACCATAAGTATTTAGGTGTACCATATTGTAACGCGTTCAATAAATCATTATATGCCCCCACATGACCATTAAGATCATTGCTTGTTTGCCCTGCAAGGGCAATTAAAACCAACTCTTTATCTTATATTCGTTTAGTAAGTAGTATGGCCATCTTTCATTATTATCAGTTGAGCAGTATGAGTCTCCTATAATCCATACAGGCTCTCGAAATCCACGATTTGTTCTTCTTAATTCAACATCATTCAAAGTCGTCTCAGAGTTGGCATAAACGAATGAGTACCCATATATATCATTGAGCTCTATGCTGTCTGTATCTCCATATACTTTCTTCCCCATTTCAGTATCAGTACCATAATAACTTCCACCAAATGTGTTGATTACATATTTAATTGTATCTTCCTTATAGTCAACTAATACGTTAATAAATGCCGATATTGTCAAGTTATGTGCGTGAGTAGCTAAGACTGTCTCTGTATTATTGATATACATAACAACCTTAATGTTGGTATTATCAATTATTACATACAACCCTCTTGTAGTAAGATGACCAACTCCAACAGCTATTTCCGAAAATGATTTAATTTTAGAATTAAGGCTTACTGTATATTCCCTTTTTACATATCTTGGATAATTTGTAATCAGTAACTCTTCATTAGAAATACTGTCTGCGGTATTAACTGCTCCGTCCATCCCGGCAAGAGAAATGACCGGAGCCATTTTTGCTACCTCAACATTTACAGGGATACGTGCAGTATAAGTAGCATCAACAGATATCCCATGTTCTTTAAAAAATGAGAATTGTAATTTTGTTGCATTTTGCGGAACTATAATTTCATATGTATACATCCCTCCTCCATGTTCCGAGGTGGAAACAAATGTAGTATTATTGTCATTATCTAGCCATTGGTAACCTACTATAGCGTTAGTGGATGTCCATGCGGTAACTCTTAGAATTCCATCAGTAAAAATCGAAACATCAATTTCAGCGTAATTTTGGATAGAAGCATCCCTAATTCCGTCAACTGTAACTTGTTTATTCTCTATTATTGTCGGCATTATAGACGAAGAAACAATCTTACTTATATGAGAGGCCGTATTTGATTCTTGTGCCTCGTTAGATAATTCCTCAAAGTTTCCATCAATCGCAGTAGCTAAAGTGCCCCACGATTGTTCATTGTCTTTTGCTATGTCAAATATCTTTTCCATATTATTCGTTTTTAATTAATGTTTCATTATTTATTAAAGTATCGTTACCTAACATTGTCAAGTAGCTGGAGATAACTATGCTGATCTTCTGAGGAGATTTGGTGACGTTACCTGTTATCTCATAGGTTCCATTGTCTCCAGAGATGGATATGTCGCTGATGGCGTTGGATGACACACCGACCAGTTTATCAGAAGCATTTGACAAGGTTATAGTGATAGTTACTGTGCTACCTTCGGCAATGTATCTCCCTGGATTAACTGAGTAGGAGACCGAGGAGTAAGGGACATTACTCTTGATAACCGGTCTGAACTCAACCATGTCTGGATAAAGAGTGCCTGCCTTAAACTTTCTCAGTTGTCTCTCCAACAGGAACTCGGAGAGGCTGTAGGGGAAGAGCATGAGAGACCATAATGCTAATTTAGCAAATCTAGTATCGTTGTCTCTATATGTACCAAGCCATAATTTATCACTATCTACAAATGTTGGTATAATATTTATGTATTGACCATTATTTATATACTTAGACTGATAAAAAACTCTTCTTATTGTATCATCTGTATTAATTATATTTCTACCTCCGAAAGAATAAGAAATTTTTTCTCCATTATTGGATATAGTATTAAACATAAAAGCTCCATTGTTCTGTGATTCAGCTTTAGATAATACAGCAGCATCACCATTAGAGCCGATATTTATCCTAGCTCTTTCATAATCGGCAGCAACCGTATAGTCCTTCAAAACAGGGAGACCGGTTACCTTGCCGAAGTCGTTAATTCCGTCTAGGCTGAGAGCGTGTTCGATGGTAGGGAGGACTTCGATAGTAACATTTACATTTTTTACTATATCAGGAATATTCGCTGATTTTCTAATAAAACTTAATCCTATGTAAGAATTAGTTTCAGTTAAACTTCCGTCACTAGCAAACGATTTAGGCAATTCATAAATTCCATCAGAAGTAATATTAGTAACATTCTTAACTTCTACATCTGATGATTTTAAATAATAATAAACTAAGTAAAATTTATCATAGTCTAATCCAGTTACTTTAAGTTTAAAAGATGGTATATCTTTATTATCACTAGTTAACTCTCCATTCCTTTTTATATAACTATAAAATAAAGAACTACTAATTTTAATTTGTGTAATATTATACTTATCAGCACTACTAGTATAAATATAATATTTATCATCTTCTTTAGCACCTTGAGCATTCCAAGTTTTATTAGCACCAAACACAACCGGATAGCTATTGATGCCACTCTCTCCTTCCCAGCCGATATTATTTAACTGGATGTTGTGACCGTTTATGAAGTCAATCAACTGATCGTTGAACTCTGCGTGGTTCTCGTTAGTGATGCCCTGCTTCTTGATGTTGTAGTATAATTGAGGCTTGATGATCTGTCCTGGACGGTCCAAGTTGAAATAGGAGATGATCTGATTGATTTCGTCGGTGGTCAGGACTTTGTTGGCGATGAAGCCTCCGGCGTAAGCGATCTGAGATAATTCTCTGTAACTTCCATTAAGATACCAACCCTGTACAAAAAATTTAGAATCAATATTTGCATTAATATTGTTGTATCTAAGGGTATAATCAGCTTTATCTCCTAATATTGAATTAATAATAGTAGCACTACCTTCTTTTACCGTATATCCATATATTCCTGTTTTACCATTGCTTACATCTTTCCCTACTGCGATAGAAACACCATAAGAATCAGCTTTAGTTCTAATTACATTAGTATAATTATTGGTATTTGGAGTTGATATCTGATGAATAATACTCACCACCGTAATCTCATTGCTACCCTCCAACATCTCAGAGACGGGCTTGACGGACTCGATTATGTCGTCTACTCCGTCTGTACATAGCCAGCCTTCGAAGTCGGGGAGTTGCTCGATAGTAACAGAACCGCCGGCGGATGTTGAGAATCCAATATTAATAGGTTCTGTGCCATTAAATAATGTATTCTTAGATTCAGGCAAATCATACACTCCATCAGAAGTAATAGCAATTGAAGTTCTGATAGCCGTATTGGTCTCACTAACATAAAAGTATCTTAATTCGCTAGTTAAATTAGTAACTTTTATTTTAAAAGCAGGAGTATCCGGATAACTAGAAGAATCTTCAATGGTTTTATAGATAATCATATGACCTATAATGCCATGATTTGTAGCAGATAGTTTATTATGTGTTCTAACAACTTCTACAGAGGCAGGAACAGTTTGATAAGTAGTAAAATCAGTTCCATACAGCCCATATCCACTGCCCTCTGCAAATCCGAAGTTCAGCAGGCGCATGTCGTTCCCGTTGCCGGACAAGTCCTTCAAGATTGCCCGGTCGGGGTCGTCGTTGGACTTGCCCCAGGTGGAGATGGCCATCTTGACGTGCTTGAGCAAGTCGGGGTCGATGTAGGGACGGGCGGAACCGGAAGAAGCTCCCGGAACTCCTAAGCGTATCGCATTCATGCGAATAGGATCAAGCCCTATCGCATCAAGCTTAATTGGATTTAATCCTATTGCGTCCATTATTCTTCCGATTCAAAGATAGAAGCCTTTACCGGTTCTGTTTCACATTCGATTTTGAGATACTGTCCAGGGATACAACCGACAATCGAACGAGCAAAGTCTTTTGTGTAGTTTCTGCTGTCCACTGAAGAGTAATTCTGCCCGTCATAGCTTATATACACCCAAAGCTTACCACCTTTTTCAAATGTAATCTGCAATCCCACTTCCGCAGAATTTACCTGAACGGCATCGCTTACATAATTCTTCTCACCCTTTGTGAAGGTTATAACTGTTGATTTCATGATTGTTCCTCCTCTATTATGATTCAAATTTGATATCGTTAACTCTGTTCAACCATCCGCGTTTGAACTTGTTGTTTGCGGGACGCTTCCGGCAGATATCTTCTATAAAATCGAAGCGGGCAATCTTGATACGATCGAATAACTCGCGTGGATTCTTAGAATTAACTGCCGCTATAGTTTTTGGTCCGACAATTCCGTCCGGCATTACACCAACCAATTCCTGCGGAATCTTGATACCATGAATACCGGAGGCCCATATCCAATCAACTAAAATATTAGCGACCGACTGAGACTTGATCTCGTCTGCCTTCCATCTATCCCAGTACATAGTTTTCAATATCTCTGTCCATTCCTCCTTGGAAAGATTCTTTAGTCTCTCTATAGTCGGTTTAGGATAGCCTTTCTTTCTACAATACGCCTCATAGGTAGCGATTGTTACACCCATATTAGTAGCACCTCCCAAATCATCCGGATCATTAACGAAACCGCCTTCCCATTTTAGAATAAACGGTGCCAATTTCTTCACATCTGCCATATATGTTTCCTCCTATAAAATTAATGTTAATACTCCCAACGCCAAACCTCCGCAATCACAGATAATATCCTTGATGGAAAACTCGCTTTTCTTACAATACTTGTCGTATATTTCCTTCAGAATAAAGATCGCAACGGTTATAGCGACCGCTAACCATAGCGGAATATATTTTGATAGCCACATAACCAAATTCTGGCATACTATAATGTGGACCATGCCGTCTATGCCTATCATGGATAGAAGCTTGCCGGCTAGTGCGCTGATTTTATTTATCATATTCATTTTCTATTTTATAATTTATTACTTTTGCAAAAAATGATACACCTATGGATATTTCAGAATTAATAAAAAGCTATAACGCTGAACAAAAGAATGTATTTACAGGATTTTGCATACAACTGCCACTATGCTTTTCTATTTTGTATTTATATATACCAGAGTTTAAATCTCTCGATGTATATTTGCAAATCATATTTACGGCAACTTCTTCTATATTATCCATTTACTTTTCTTTTATATGGTTATGTCTATGTTCTTCTATATCAAAAAGAAGATACAAACTAGAAGCCTTTATACTAATTCTTCCCATATTAGTGACATCGTCTAAATTACTTATATCTCCTTCAGATTACATCCTAGGATATGAACATGCTTTAACTACGTTTCTTCAAGCTTCTGCGATTCTTTACACTCCTTTTGCCATTTTTGGGCTTATTCTCCGCAAATGCATAGAGTATGATAAAAAGCAAAAAGGGAAGAACATAAATAATAGTGTATAAATTCATACTTACTTCTCCTTTTCTATAATCTCCTTCACATCTTCTTTATCAACCTTGAACACCTTCTTTCCAAAGACTCCCAAAGCTCCAATTACATTTATATTGATCCCCTTTGGTTTCAATATATTGCCGACAATCGAACATCCTTCGATGAAGCATACCAATAAGCAGGAATATACATCAATAGGATATTCACTATGACTTGCTACAGTGATCATGCAGACCATGCAGACAAAAGCAAAATAAGTAACCATCTTTCCCATAGTCGCACGAATTGCACGAGAGAATCTGACTTTTTCACCCATTAGCATACTTTTTCTGACACCGAAGAGAAGGTCGCACAGGATTACCGCGCATGATACAATCAGCCACGGAATCATATTCTGCAATGACTCGGAAACAAATGCGGTAGCGATTGCCGCAAATCCGCCTGTAGTTGTATGTACTATAGCTTCTTTCATAGCAAACAAGTCAAATAAACGGTTAGCAATGAAATTAACTCAATCCAGAACATCGATTTGCATGCCGTCAGGTCCCATATAAGGTTTCCTGACCAATTCTTGATTACAAACGTTATTGCGTAAATCAGAAATGCAGCCCATAGCAGCAGCCAGTACCACGAATTGCATCCTACCCATATCTGGGAGAATACAAGCGACATCACCGCGCCGGCTATATGAGCTTTCTTGTGCGCTCCTCTAAAATTCGGGGATACTCCCAACACGATCATTCCGACTACAGAAAGAAAGATCAGGAACTGACTGTTTTCTGTACTTGCATCCAATGCGGCCGGAAGCAACAGCAAAGACGGGAGAATCATGCATATACCGAACCAATACCTGTTACTCAGAATGTAATAGGTATCGGAAATAGAATAAGGGATACCCTTTGTCTTGTAAATCATCACACCAACATAAGATGCGAAAACCAATAATGATAGTAGTGTCAAAATCATAGTTTTATCTGTTTATAATGAAAACTCTAGTTTATTCGGATAACCGGTCTTGTAGTTGTAAGACTCGACTTCCTCTCCCGTCTGCAATCCCCGAACTACAGCAATATGCTGCTGCGTCACATTATAGCAATCAAGAGCGTATAACTCTAATGAGTTCAGCATAAGGAGAGCACTTGAAACAGGTATCGTATACTTTACCGCATCAAACCATAAAACGGTATCCAGTCTTCCGGCCTGCTTCTCAATATTGATTGAATTAACAAGACCTACGCGGTCCTCTTTGGTAAGCCACATTCTCTTTCCGGAGAGAGTGAATGAATTCACAGCGTCTGACTTGTCATAAGCATTAATATCCGCTATCTTCATCTCTTTTAGTTCATCAAGGGTATACTCATGATCAACCAATACGGGATAGCCGCTTTCGTTCTCCTTTATTTCCTTTCCGGATGACTGACCGTCCAGCAACTCCTGCCAGTATTCTTCCGTTATCTCTACTGAACCTTCTTGTGGCTCATCGTAGAATCCTTGTTTCCAATATTTTGCCATAATATTATTTATTTCCAACGCCCAACGGCTATCCAATAAAAAGGATTAGTTCCCGCGCCAGTACCATTATTATCCCCAACGGTATATCTACTACGCATTCTAAAAAGGTTTGTACCTACCGATATTATAAAACCAGTAACAATATTCATACCGCTGCCCGGTTCGTAGTAGGTAATCACAGGAACATAACTGGTATTATAAAATGATAGTGGTAAATACACATAGGTGTCGTTGCTTGAGCTTGACTTGTATCCCCACTGAATCAATAAACCATTATTAAACTTAGCATATCCGTTCATGCCCAAGGATAGAGTCATAGCGTTAGACAAGTCTGCCTTTGCCAAGTTGGGAATCATGTTCAGTAATTCTACAACTCTATCTCCTGTAAATCCGCTATTATAATCACTCATGCAAACTCTTTTTTAATCACATTAAACGTACTTCCATCCGACAGCAAGAAACGTCCTTCAGCAACAGCGAATGCCTGTCTCTTGCCTATCTGGGAGATGGTAGTGGAGACAGATGCCTGTACTCCACTATTAGTTGTCCTAAACACAACAGTCTGCTCCCTGTCGAGTCCTTCGTTGGCAACATCGCTTGACACGCTTGCGGTTCCATTTGAACCGGGAGTGATAACGATGTTGCCTTCTCCTTCTTTCCAAGGAATCTGCATGCTCATTATGCGGCAGTCCAGGAAGTGTTAGACGTAACATTGACGGATACAGCAGATCCACTCTGAGGAATAGTAATTTCCGCCGGAGAAACAGACAATGTAGCATCACCGGCAGCCTGTTTGATAGCAATCTGAGCAGCCTGTCCGCCATTGGCCGTCACCTTTAAGGTTCTAACGACCTCTTCGATAGTATCGTTTTTAGGAAACTCCAACTCGATAGAGAAAGGAAATTCCGCAGTAGCTCCCGGGTCACCGGTAATAGTAGCCGCATTGTTAATCTGCGTTCCATTCGCGCTATACTTTGCAGGCAAGGTAACATCTGTTACGCTTCCCGCCCACGCAAACGTCAATTTCGAAGAGTTTGTTTTACCCTCGACGGTCACTGTTCCTGCTGTTTTAGGAGCAGACATCTCAGAACCATTATCAAAGGAAGCAAACTCAGACTTCGGTGACTGAGTTACCTTATAGGTCGAAGGAGTGGATACACCGACACCGGTCACCGTTACTGTTCCTGTACGAGCAGTACGCCCAGTGTGAGCGTCTGCGCTATTTGCAATTGTCCCGTTACCTGATCCGGTAGACGGATTTAATTTTAACCAACTAGGTTTTGCCATAATACAAAATTTAAATAAAACAAATCAATTAACTATATCATTCTTCCTGCACAGCATGCCATACCACATTGGACAACACATCGACGTTATCCTCAAAGTTGTTCGAAGGCATCAGCCATATGTAATCAGGGTCAACTTTTAGATAAGCCTGTTTACCAACATCACAGACAACCCCTATCGACACCTTCATGCCCGTTGCCGAAGCGGAAACCTTCATCTCATCAGCTTTGGCCGAGACATTTCCAATGCCGTTGACAGCCTCGATATGTACAGATATGCATCCCATTTTACACTGTCTTTATACCGGTATTCATCTTATCTACCTCTACTCTTGTTCCGCCTTCATAGTCGGAATCAGGAAGGTAAGCCGTAGTCTCCAGCCAGATTTCCCCCGATCCGATAATCTTAGTGTCAACATAGCAGCTGTAGCTGTTCTCATTAATGCGTACCATCTGAGACTTCTCTATCACCTGTGAGGCGGAGAAGACAAAGAAGCGGCATTGGAAGTCCACATCATCCATCGTCAGTCCTGAAGGGAGGTCGATGGAGATTGCCAACTTGATTATTGTACCTTTTGCTCGCATATATATTATCTTGATTCTTTGTTGTTATACATTGAACAAAACTCAACTACTTGGAGAAGTAAAGTTTAAACCACCAGTATTAGGAGCGTCTTTTCCACTATACACGTTGAGCATAAATAAGAATAAATTAATATCGTTATAATAGACTCGCATGCTAGTACTTGATGTATAAACTCGATCTACAAACCATATACCCAGTGTTGCACTTGTTCCTTGAGTGTTTAAAATAGGCTCAATCATGGCAAAATTATCACTATGACCGACTACGTAATATTTTAATTTAGAACCGTTCCAATGAGCGATCAACCTTATAAATGACCCTTCCGATCTCATATAGCACGTCCTAATTTCTACACCTTTGTAGTGTATACCTGTAGCTGAGTAATTAGTATCTCCTCCACCTTCCCTATAAATATTTGCACTACCATCAAATGATCGGGAAGCAGTACTTACAATTGTGAATTCAACTCCATCAAACTTCTTATCATTAGGCAAACGCAAGGAAGAAGTTCCGCTAAATAATATGTTCACTTTACTGTAAGCAACCTTGTCGGGATCTACTGAAGTACCATTAGCTTGTATAGGAGTATTGGTCGCAAATCCATATACATGTCCCCCATTCGAATATTGATCCCCTGTTTTAAGATTGAATGCCAGATTAGGTTTAAAATTCCCACCCTGCGGATTTTCCTGATTAAATTCTTGATAATTGGAGGTTGGATTCCCATCAGCATCTATTCCTTGTTGAGAGAACATAAAGTCTCCTTTAAATATAGCCTGTGAAAGATGTGCAAAATCTTTCATTGTAATTGAATCTGCCACCACACTACCCTGAAACTCATACTCTTCGGATATTGGGTCAAGTTTAAATACAATATTTCCACCCACAAGAGCAAAGATTCCCGTTCTTTTCTCTCCATCGACTGTAATACAATCTCTTCCTAATGCAATACCGGTCAGTTTCCCACCACTATCCTTTGTACCGGAAAATATCTTAGGTGAAATAAGGTATTCTCCACCTATTTCTGTTTTATTATTGTTCCAATCTTCTACCCAGGGAAGGAGATTTGCATCCTCTCCCGGTTCGCCGTCCTTCCCGTAATGCCCAAACAGGTGATAATTCTTATACTCTCCCCACTTTCCATCCTGTAGAGTACGTTCACAAGTGTACTCATAAGGATAAGTTTCCGATGCGCCACGAGGATTATCCACCCACCAGAGCACATCTTCCCAGTACGAAGCGTTTGTAGGAGCATTACCGATGCCGGCCTTTATAGCAACCTTGTAGACGTTATTGTATTTCACGACATTACCTATACTGTAGGATTTAGTACTGCTATATTCAGGAGCATCACCGATATACTCATTTACATATTCGTTAGACGCCGGCATGTCAATAGTCAGGTTCGACTTGGCAAGCAGATAAACCTGTTCCTCGGTCTTGGAGTCTGTCGGGAATATGACAGGCTCGCTCCAGGAAGGAGTTGTTTTACCATCAATCACCGCGGTGGAATACCAACAGGTAGTAGGATCGAGCATACGGAACTTGACTCTGTCCTCGTTATTGCTTGTGCTGCCGTCTTTCGTGTATACAATCTCAACAAAGTGACTGCCAGCTGTAGGCACTGCAATATCCACCACCGCGTTAGTCACTCCGCTTCCCACCCAGGCATGTTCGTTGGAACTGCTATATGATGTATCAAGGGCTTCTACAATACCCTTGTCGTAGTTCTGCTCAGATGATACATTAATCTCTATATGTATCATCTGATTAGCTCTTCTTGTCGTAAATGACACTCTTTGCTTGTATGTCGAGGAATGAGATGCAGGGGATGGAGAGACATAGTAATCACCGTCTTTTGTAAAGTTACCCGAATAAGAGAAGGTGATATCCTCCCGATCCGGAGAAAGGGACCATCCTGCCGGATTTGTACCGGTAGGCGTAGCAGGCTTTCCGAAAGCATACTTATACCGTAGCTCCGTATATTTACCCGGCAATCCCTTGAATCGTATAGGATCACCCCATGTGCCGGAAGAAGCGCTTGAAGCGACCTTCTGAGAAATCCAGACAACATCTTTTGTAGCGTTAGTATGCCATCCTCCGCTTGTCCCGCTTCCGGTCGGACGAGATGGTTCATCTTCGCTGTCATGGTATGTAACGAAAACGCTCAGGCCATCTGTACCGTCAGTACCATCTGTTCCGTCTTGGCCATCCGCAACCATCAACTCCCAAGCGCTTCCGTTATAGATGTAGACAATACCATTGCTGGTATTACGATATGCCCAGTTTTTCTCTGGATTAGACGGAGCACTTGATAAATCCCCTTTCCACGTAATACTAAGCCCGTCTTTACCATCTTCACCATTTATTCCGTCAAGCCCCTTCTTTCCGTCTGAGACAACAGCAATCGTTTCGCGGTCGATCAGTACTACTCCCGATGTTTCATTGTAAAGCCGGAACTGTATCTTATTTGTTATCCCGGAAACGGAGATTTCGCTATCCGGAGTATAACTAGTTGCATTTCCGGAGTCTATGATATAATCCATTGAATAGTCAACCGGTAGAGAGGATACGACAGTAGAAGTTCCGTCGGTCTTCATTACCCGACAGGATATCTTAGACACGTCACTGTTCCCGTTTGCATCTCTCTTTATGATATTGGTCGATGGCTGAAGCGAGTAAATGACCGCGTTCTTGCCATCGTTTCCATCCTCTCCATTCTCCCCAGGCTTCACTTTGTTTATCGATAAATGAAGGGTACGTTCATACTGAGCACCTTTGTATGTTACCCGTCCGGTTATGGGTATACGGATTACATCAGCCACCGCAGCAGTAATAGCTGTTACCTTAACTATCCCCGTGCTACGATCAGCCGTTGCTGTCACGCCTGTGATGCTGCCTACAGAAAGAGAATCAAGGGAAAGTTCAGTCGTTCCATAGAACATGGAGAATGTTGTTGTGACAGGCAAACCGGATACCACTGTCCCGTCCAGAGAGCAAGCTACAGACTGCATTTCATCGTCAAGATCAGCAGAGATGCTTCCTTCTCCATCAAGACCATTTTTACCATCCTCAGTCATTACATACCATGCGCCATCCTGGTATACGTAGCATTTCTTGTCTGTGGTATTACGGTACCAGTATCCGTTCTGAGGATCTGCCGGAGCAGAAGAGAATTCTCCCATAAAAATGAGGCTTGTACCGTCTTTACCCGGTTCTCCCTTGAGATTCTCCTTTGCTTCCTCGTCCAGATTATCCCATGTCAGCACCACCCCTTTCATGGAGCATACATATTTGTTTTTCGATGCGTCCCAATACCATGAGATTGCTCCTCCGGCTATATATCCGGATTTATCCGTAGCAAACTTCGCTGATCCGTCTCCAAACTCAGCAGTACCGTCCGGATAGATACAGTAAACGACATGCCCTTTAGAGTCTGTACCTTTGATCATACCATTTTCGCAATAGAAACCCTTAAGCCCGTCTGTTCCGGGAATATCACCGCCCATACGGATTTTCGTACAACCGGCAAAACTTTTGCTGTTGATACCAAACAGAATATCGATTGCAGGCTGTCCACCTTCATCGGCATGCAGATAGATCGCACTCTGACGATTTACATCCTTCGAGTTACCGAACTGGACAATCTCATCACTGACAGCCGGAGTAGTCATGCCCGACAATGCCGGATCAACAGCCTCCATGCCGTCTGTGTAACCTATACCGCCGGTGAACTCACTGACAGGTATGACGATTGTATCAACACCGTCAATCTTGCGTATTTCGGCTATCTCGACCCAATAGCCTTTAAGGGTACCATTCGTCCAATCCTGGCACCGGATGAAATCGTGTGCGACAAAAGACATCTCATCCTCTATGGTGACCAGCCAGTTTTGTCCGGACTCATCCAGCGTGGCAGTCTTTATACGACCGCATGCCTGAGTGATACCCAGTGCACCCTTAACCGCGCGGATCTTCTGAATAAGGAGTTCAAAAACGACCATTGTTTCGCGGACAACGAGACTGTCTATCTCCAGCTTCCATTTGCCCTTGATATACTCCCACAGCTTCCATCCATGACCGGCAAATCCGGACACGAAGTCTTCGACGTATTCTTTAACGCCGTTTGACAACTTACGTCCTGTCGCTTTCACAGAACAAAGAAATCCGTAGAACTTACCGTTACTTAGTATTGCCATATTATTCTAATTCTTCAATCAATGAATCTTCAATTTCTTCTATCAACTCTCCGCCACGAACTACAAGGCCACCGTTAGCACTCAGCAAGAAATCGGTACCATCCGGTTGATCCTTTCGTATATATTTTTTCTCTAGTGCTTCACCATCTCCACCTATTTCTTTTACATTACCCTTATCGGTCACAATGACAATTTTAGGATCTTCATCTCTATTATGTATATATACTTCCCCTTGATTCAATCCTTCTAAATGCCTTTCTTCAGAAGGTGCCAACGGAGGATATACCGGATTGCCATCCTTGTCTATCTCACTTCCATACCACAACTCTTTTGTTACTTTCTTCTTCATTACACTTCAATTTTATCAGTATTTACAAAAGCCAATTGGGAAGAATCATATTGTAGCATTTCTCCTTCTTTGGGATTATTTATATTAAATCCAACAAGATTGATCGCTGATGATCCGCCCGGTATACCTCCCAATCCGGAAAGATTATTCTCTCTTTTTTCCAATAAAACCGAAGCCCAAAACATTTGGCTATCCTCAGATATCTGAGTCACTTCAGGGACAGAATTCCCCGAACGTACATAAGCGACACCATTTACATAGAAATCAGAAAGGCATAAAACTCTATTTATAAACTGAATAAACCAGTAAGGAATACCGGAAGAATTGCCGCATGATAACGAGAATGTGTCATACGGAACCGAATACAATTCTATAATTTCCTGCTTTTGGTTTCGGAATTGCTCATTTTCAACTTTTGGAGAATAACTATTCGGCTTAAATCCTCCTTCTGTCCTGAGTTCAAAAAACAACTGAGTTTCTTCAACCCAGAATATATTATCAAAAGGAGAATTATTGTCTTTATGAGAATATTTTATGAGACAGGTCTCTTCAAGAAGGAGACTATCCGAACAAATCAAAAATGGTTCGCTAGTAGATTGAAAATCACCGGAAGCATCCGATACCTCAAGGGTATATACCGAATCAGAAAGCCCGGTAATTGTTGAATAATACATCTTTACTGTATCATTCACTTCATATTCGGAAAGAGAAATAACTGTTTGTACGCCTGATACCAAATTATAAAGATAAGCTCTTACCGCATGGCTGGCATCATTCGAAAAGATTTGAATTAGAATTCTGTCATTAACATGAAAGCGTTGGATATAGTCTATATCCTGCTGAAATTTGTTCTTTAGAGGAGAAAAGAACAATGGACAGATGTCACCGATTTTAATCATATGGTCTTTTCGTTCTTTATGGGTTAAGTGCCACTTGACACTGCAATGCAAATATACTAATTATCGTGATAATAGCAATAACTTATCAGCTTTTTATCTCTTTCACAATTAGAGAATATTTTACCGATTCGGTCTTTCCGACATTAATCTTCACTTCTTTGATATATCCGGAGACAGCCTCTCCATTATGATCAAAAGAGATTAATCCGGATAAATTGGAAGGGATGTCTACTTCACTCGTCTCGATGTCTACTTCTCCGACAGTAAATAAGCGGTTTTCGATAAGGAAATCATCCGTTTCCTTTACTCCATCTATTGAGACGTCACTATTACCATCCGAAGAAGTAAACTTAAGCATATTTGTGCATGCGCCTATATATGCCTTATTTGCTTCCAGCATAAAACGAGGTGAATATTCTATGTTAAACATTGTATCAGGGCTGATCAGACCCAGCAACTGACTAGAGCTGTACGGACGGTCTAATAACAGATTACCATTCTCTGCCGAAGTTGCATATTGACAACCTACGATAAAAACATCATTATCGCTATCATTATCGGTGGTATCTTCCCCCCGTTTTTGAACCAAAAACTCTATTCCATACGCATCCGCCCGGTAAGGACTGATAAAAGAAAGAGTATTATCCGTCAGTTTTAATCCTGTTGAGAATTCATTTGTAAACCGAAACTCATCACGTCCATTGATACTGTCATAATCCTGCTTATCATATCCAACTTTTACGGAAGTGTTGATAAGAGAGGAATTGACGCTATATTCATAATCGTTTATCTGATCTGAAAGGTCTTTTACGACATAATTGTCAAACAATGCATATCTATGAATAAAAGTAACGTTGTTCCCTTCTACAACCAGAACATAGCCAAACTCAGCCTCCATAAACTCACAAAATTTCTTGAAGGAAGTGTACAGCTTTGCATTAGGAAGATTTCTTGCACTTTCTGCCGGCATTATAAAACACGAAGAGAGTCGACTCCGAGTAATTCCACCAGGTACATAATTGTATATATCTACGCTATAATCACTGCTGTCCGTCATGCTTTCAAGGAGCTTTTCTGCAACAGTGGTCAAAAGAAGGACATCTATATTGACAGAATTGATACGAGATTGGAAATTTACAGATAAGGAGAAGCCTCTCAGATAAGTAGTCCATGTCATTGCCACAGGTCTTACAGAATTGTTTAATTCCAGTTCCATCCTGACAGTATCTCCTTTATGAAGAACTGAAGTTATATTTTCATTAACAAAAGTAGGGGAGTTTCCGGCTATATGCTGAGCCCTCATTTTCTGTTCGAGTGTTCCGTTAGCCCTTTGTATATATAATACAATCTGCGAAGATACAGTTCCATTGCTGGTGCTTCCAATCACATAAAACGAAAATGACAGTTTTATTGTGATATTAATATCAGAAAGTGCTTCTGCAAAGGACTGCACCCCCCCATCACTCGAAAACGGCTCATCTGTAAAGACTAATGGAGAATTCAGCTTCGGGAGTTCACTATTATCTAGTATATACAAAGGAAAGCCCAATACAATAGGCTTCCCCTCTCCCCCCGGAAGAAGAGGTCCATAATGTTCGATATACTGAAGGTTAGCATCATCTTCTACAGTTGTCCCACCTGACACGTATTTAGCTTCATACTGAAATTTCAGACCGTCATAATAAAGAGATTGAGGCTTTAATTCAGACACCAGATACTCATACTGAATATTTCTCTTAGCTTTAATAATAGCGGCCAGCGTATCATCAATTGCGTTAATAGAGATTGTATATCCATCATCCGAATAAGAGGAAAAATCTAAAGCGCACTGAAATACCTTATCCCAGTTCCAGCTATTGTTTCTTTTATAAAAAGCTATACCGGCGCTGGAAGAAAGGTAATTCTTTGAATATTCCTCCTTCAACAAATTATAAGACCGGTTTACAAACTCAAATTTAGTGCTAAAAGAACGAAGTACTCCGTCATAATCACTTCTTTTATAAGCAAGTTCAAAATCATCCCAGTTCTTGAGATCATCCGTTGCTTCGTAGGATATTCCATTTATTAAAATCTGACATCTAAAGTACATAGCTACTTGCGTTTTATTGATTTTACATCGTCACACATACGCTTAACCATAAAGGCATATTCTTTTGCAGTAATCTCATTCTTGCGGATCTGCATTCCAAAATGAGCCATGACCATAACTCTTTCCCTGGCAAAGTAGTTTTTATCCATCTTGGAAGATTGCTCTTCTGCCTTTTTGCTGTTATAGCTCTCTATTAAATAACGACTCTGCGACATTATAGCCGATATCCGCTTTCTAATTTTTTCATGTTCAGACGGGAATAGCTGATATCCAAAAGATCTTAAGATATTAATCACTTCATCCCATTCTCCCCGATTTGCCATCAGTTCCGCAATCCTCATACATTCAACTTTTATATGAAGATTGATCATATTGCTCTTCTTCAGAATTTCAGCAGAAACAGAAGTACCGCCTACAATTTCAATGTATTCAGATATCAGCATGGAGGCTTGCTCTTCCAACTCTTCTTCTGAATGGTTGCCATCTATTATGAGTTTTCTCTTTTCTCCTAAGAAGACATCAATGAAGATGTCTAGGGGAATTTTGTCCAGATCATTGTATAGCATATTTATGATTCAATTATTCCTGTTATTACAATCCAAGAGAAGGCGCTATATATAAGAAAAAGTATCAATGCAGTACCTACTCTTTTTGCAAATTCTGTTGGGGCCACGCTTGAAATAAAGTCCCATTCGTTATAAATACCCACACATGTAAGATAGGTTAACATTATTCCTATCAATATTATTATAAATGTTTTCATCTTTATATACCCTTGTCCCTTTCCTCTTTTATTCTCCTTAGTTCTTCTCTCTGTTGCTGCTGCTTCTCCATTATTGTTGAAAAACGGCTTTTGAAAGGTTTATGATCTGATTGATCTTTCGTTATTTTAGAGCGATCCTCTTGCAATAATTTCTTTATAGCAATTGCACTAAACATTATCCTAAACATTGCGGACTGATCCTCCAGATCTTCATCTTCCACCGTGCATTCCGCATCTTTCATTTTATCCCACAGTTCATCCGTTAATTTTTCACCAGAAAGACGAAACATTGCCGATATATCGTCTCTTTCCAACTCGACTTTTAAGGTTACTTTTTCCATAAGAATTAAATATATAAATGTTTAACTTTAAATCTTTACAATCTACTATCAAGATAACGATATTCTGCGGAACGGGCCATCTTTCGCAATGTCTTATTCAAGTTTGACATTCCTTGATTAGTCACATCCATTTTTCGTTCTAGATTTTTATAGTCATTGTTTACATTGACAATAACCGGTTCCCCTTTGTCACGCCTCATCTTATCAAGCATCATTGCGTCAGAACGAAGAGCCATTTTTTTATAGTCAACTATATCCGGGATAACCTCAGCATGTTTAGGCATATCAACCAAAGTGGGGACAGATGGGGTGATATAAGCTCCGCTATCTGTAAGAATAACCTCTCGCTTGCCACCATCACCGACAATAGCCAAACCTCCCGGGTGAGATTTATCCTTTGTTCCCTTTGCGTATTTCGGGATGGGCTGGGCGGCGATCATTGCAACTTGGGCAGCTCCCATTGCGGCAACTATAGCAGCAACAACAAAATTCGGCAACGCTTCAGTTACCGCCCGGTATGTCGCTATTGTTGCCTGTATAATGGAATTAGCTTTATTCCATTTAGCCTGTTTTTGCTGGATTTCAGCTTTTTGCTTCTCCAGTTCTTTATTTTTATCGGCTGTCCTTTGCTCAGCAGCACGCTTTCTAGCTTCACCTTCTTCCGTAGAGATCACGCCGCTATTCACTAGGTTCTCAATGCGCTCCTTCTCTTCTTCTCCAGCCTCTTCATTCTTTTCCTGTTGCTCTTCGATTTTTTCTATTTGCCGATCGTACATGCCTATAACCATAGTTGATAGTCCTTCAGATATAGCAGCTGCACTGGACAAAAGATCTTCTATTCCCAATTTACCATCTTTTACCATCTTCAGGATTAGCTCTGTTATTCCTCCAAACAGCGTGCCTAGCCCATCAACTGCGTCATCACTAACATTCTTCAGGTTATCTATTGATGATTGAATATCTGCCCAATATTTTTTATCACTTTCATTTTCTTCATCCCTTGCTTTAGTGTGAGCATCTCTAACCTTTTCTATAAGCTTTATTTCTTCTTCGGCAAGGGCTTCTTTCAATCTTAATCTTTCTTCATCTGATATGCCTTGTACATTAATCAATTCTTGCAGAAGTGCCATAGTACGCTCAGTCTCTATTATCGCATAATCTTGCGTTATTTGGGCCTTTCTCTTTTCGTATTCCTTTTTAGTGATTATGCCTTGTTCATATAATGTAGCCTGTTCGCGAATATCTCTTTGCATATCTCTTGAATTATCAATGGATTTAGCGGCATAGTCATTCTTTTTACGATCCATCTCATATTTCATAATGCTTTCAATCCTTTTTCTTTCTTCTTCATCTTTTTTATCCAAGTAATTCTTATCTATCGCCAACAATTCATTCTGAAGTATCTGTTCGTAATTCTTTCTCAATTCATTTTCTTCTTCCGAATTACCTTTGATGGATGCTATATTTTCTTCATACTTCTTTTGAGCTGTCTGCCTTTCTTTTTCATACTCATCATCTATAAGAGAAATACGGGTTTCGGAAAGACGTTTAGCGATGTCTTCTTGATGTTTTGCTAGTTTATCAGCCGAATTTTCACCTTTTGATGTTGGTGGATTTAGCAGGTCATTTATATTAATGCTTTCAGCTAGTCCCTCATTTGCTCTTTTAAAACCATCAGCTGTTTTTTGGAAACTCTCCATTCTTTTTTCAGCATCTTCAAGTCTGGTTCTTAAACCTACAAGAGCAAGTGCATTTGCATCATAAGCCCCACCTCCCCTTTGTACAACAATCTTAGGTCCCTCTGCTTCCAATCTATCTATTTCTTTTTGTATTTGATAACGATCTACAAGAGCAGATCGCATTTTATTCTCATATTCAAGAGCCTTTTTACTATTTTCCACCATTGTTTCTTCGATAGCACGTGCTTGGGCGTTCGCAATTAAAGCAGACGTCAGTTCTTTATAACTCGAAGCTGCTTTTCCTGCTAATATATCCTCATCTTTGACACTTCCTAAATAATTGGGATATCTTTTTTGGAGCTCATCAACCGCCGCTTTCCTTTCTTCCATTGATCGCGTAGTATCTTGCGAAGCATCATATAATAGCTTTAACTCTGTTCGCTCCTTAACCGAATCAGACACTCCCTTTCTCATAGCTACCGCTAATTGATTTGTAGCATTTACTGTTTCTAATAATGCATCTTTTGTTTTACCCAATCCGCTAATCCAATTTACCAAATCTTTTCCATATACAGAAAGCAAAGTTATCCCTACCACTAATGCTGTCTGCCAATTAAAGATAGCCCCAGTCAACTGTTTCCAAACAGGTATTCCCTTCATTCCAGATTCCCGCATTGCTTTAAATTCAGCATTTGCCTTTTTAATCTCATCTGCTAAAATCGGAAGATTATTAGATATTGCAAGGAAAAACGTATTCCAACCAACTGCAAGAGATGGAAGTTCTCTTGCGACTTGTTGAACAGACATACCTAAACCATTCCAATGCGAAGCATAATTACCAACATTACGTTGATAATTTCCCATTTGGGCATCCATGCTTTTTAATTCATTCTTCAGCGTCTGTATCTGCTGTAATGTCTTTTGTCCTTCAGAACCTAAAAATGAATCTTTAGACATAGATTTCAGCCGTTTTTCAAGAGCCAATACCGCAGCATTCATTTCGTTGTAGCTGCTAGATGCGGAAATAATAACAGCAGCATGATTTCTCATTAAGTTTGAGTACTGCTTGTTTTGTTCCGAAAGCTCCGTTTGACGCTGCTTTAGTAATGCAGATTTATTCAGATAATCAGTTAAGCCGATATTCCCATTCTTATATTCCTTATCCAATCGTTTGAGTTCATCTCCTAATTCCTTTATTCTAATCTTGTTCTGAATGGTATCTGCCGTCAATTTAGTAACATTATTATCATAAGCTAATATATTATCTACAATTTCAGCATACCTAATCTCAGTAGTCGCTATCGCCTGATTTAATTGATTAGTAGATTGGGTATACGATTGATTTGCCTGAGATGCCGAACTTTGAGCAGAAGAAGTGTTCTGAAATTTAGAAGAAAGCGTATCTAGAGAGCTAGATATCTTATTTATCCCTTTAACTAAATCGTCAAATTGCTTAGGAAGGGTATTAAGAGTCAGTAATTTATTTATCTTATTCCCATAATCCTCCAAAGTCTTATTGTATTTTTCCTGAATAGCAGCCATTCTATTCTGAGTAACAATAAGATCATTTAGTGTTTTATTATAAAGAATCGATTTGTCAGATAATTCTTGGAATGTTTTAGGATTGATTTTAACTCCACCGGCTAATTCTAAAGCAAGCTTCTTATAAATTGAATAATTCTCGTTTAATTCCGCCTTAAAGTTTCGCAACTGATCAAAAGCTTTTTGATCGACTACATCCGTGATTTTTAATTCATTTGCCATAACGTTCGAATTAAGTACCGGGCCACTTGACACGGTTTCCGCACAAATATAGGAAGATTTGAGGAAATTTACAAGCTATTTAGAATGAATAAGAATAAGAGAGAGATGTTGGTAAAAATAAAGGTGAAGTAATGCGAGAAAGCCGCGTCCCTTTATTGGTTCACGGCTCCTCTTTTGAATTTAAAAGCTTTGAATTTATAAAGTAGCAGATTGTAACTCCGCTCCGATATTCTTTATAGTGTCGAGAATCTTCTTTGTTGTTGACTCCCCGGCAGATGATAAAGAGTTCACATACGTATTAAAGCGCTTCTTGTGCTCTAATTTTGCTTGTTCGGTCTTTGCCTTAGCAAAATCATCTTTCCACTTTTTAAGTTCTTCCTTTGCATTCATAGCGATTCGCCTATTTCCTTCACTCGTCATAGTATAGGTTTAACGACTTCAACCCTCATGCCAAGTGCGTTCATAATCCTATAAAAGGTAGCTACGCTTGGTGTCATTACACCTTTTTCAATGCGTGATATATAGGATTTGGTCACATTGATACGTTCCGCAAGCTCGGATTGTGTAACCTTAGCTTCTTTTCTTGCATCAAGCAATATCTGACTAGTATAGAAAGAATATGCTTCTTCGTCAAATTTTGCACGCTCTGCGGTTCCTTCTTTCCCATATTTGCGCTCAAGAACAGCACTATAATCATTTATTTGATGATTGTTTGTCTCCATAATATTCCTCCTTTATTTTTAATGCCTTTTCAATTTCATTATTGGGCGTTTTTTGCGTCTTTTTCTGAAAGCCATTAAAAAGAACAACTATTTTACCTTCGTCAAAGATAAAAAACACCCTGTAAATATTACTATTATATTCCATACGCAATTCATACAATTCATCACGCAGAAATTTTATGAACTTAACCGGTAGTCGATCCTCCGACTCCAATAAAGAGATTATATAATCCAGCTTCTTTATTTCTTTATCCGAAAGCGTGGAAATAAATCTCTCAAAATATCCTCCGTATGTTATTATCTTACGTTTCATGGTACAAAAATAACAAAAGTTTCATTATAGTGTAACTTTTGGGGAATATATTTCAATGCAATATGAAAATTTAACTTTTGGAAAATAAAAAGCCCCGAACCTTAATTGGAACGGGGCGGGAAAATATTTTTCATAATTATATTGTGTTATTGGGGTTATAAGAAAAATGAATAATATCTTTCTATTTATATTTTACGGCTACTCCTGTAACTTCATATACAGGATATGAACCTTTTGCTTTGTCTTTTCTGATAAGATCAAATTTTATAATTCCATTAGCACCGATCTTTTTAGCCTCTTCAACTGCAGTAGAAATCATTCTTTCTAAGGTTGGGACATAATATATGGACCATTTATCAACTGTCACTTTGCGTACATGCAATTTATGCTCCTTTTTTACTTTTGCCCCTCCGCAGAATTCCAAATCTATTAAGCCTATAGGTTCAAACTCCTTATTCGCAATATCTGTCGGATTTATAGTAAAATTAGGGTCATTTATATACTCTCTAAAATCTATAGACCATCTTTTTTCACTATAACTAGATGTACTACAAGATGATACGACAAACAATACAGCTAATAAAAATAAAAACTTCTTCATAAGTGTATGTAATTTAAATGTTTATAATATATTCTACATGCTAATATTTAATTCCCTTCACTAATATTCCTACACCATTAGAGAGACTTTCGATATTATCTCCCGACATAGTATATTCTACAGGAAACCATTTAGATAACTCCATCGTATTTTCATTTTCTGTTTTCCATTCATATTTACTGACTTTTTCCCATATACCAATTTGAGCAGATTCCTCCAATATAATTCTATCATCTTCTTCACGATAGATACCGGAAGCACCAGACATATATTTGTCGCCCTCATTACCAAAAATAGGAGAAATCGTTGTTGATATATCATATGTCATATCTTTATAAAAAGATAAAACGGCCCTTCTGCTATTATCATTATTAACAGTGATTACTCCCTTATATTTCAATCTTAAATTTTCATCTTGCTTTAATTCTTCATTTTTATCACATGAACACAAGAACGAAAACAATAACAGAACAAGTGCTATTTTCCTCATAATTTATGTGTTTAAATAATTGTATACAGCAAACTAACGAACAAATTACTCTACTGCTTTAATCCGTTTTAGCTAAAACATGGTTAAAATTGTACCTCTATGTTCAATTTACCCCCAAGCCCTTTAGTCACAATGTCGTAAAGCGTGGAAAGAGTAAGGTTGCTCCCCTCCCTTTCAACTTTAGAGATGAAAGAGCGTTCCTTTCCTATCTTTCCTGCAAGCTCGCTTTGCGTCATTTTTTTTGCTTCACGAGCATTGCGTATCTGAAGCCCGACACGAAGGTTGGAAAGTTCGGTTTCAATCTTATCCCGGCGCGGAGTACCGATTTCTCCATAAACCTTATCCTTTATATCCTCTAAATTGTAAGTTTCCATATCATTTCCTTTCTTTTTCCTTTTCATTAAAGTATTCTTGCATGAGCCTAACAGCTCGGTCTATCTCTTTTTTGGGCGTCTTTTGCGTCTTTTTCTGAAAGCCACTCAATAGGATAACCATTTTTTCGCCGTCAAAAAAGCAAAAGACACGTATTATGTCACTTGAAAATTTCACTCTGATTTCATAAAGCCCCCTTGTACCTTCAATATGCTTCAAGTATTTTTCTGGAACAATTTGAAGCGTTTCGACATATTGTATGGTTTTCACCACCTTATCCTGCATCTTTTCAGAAAGAGACTTCACAAAATCGATGAAATAGTGCTTATATGCTATGACGTTTCTTACTTTCATGTCGCAAAGGTAACTTATAATTCACTTTTTCGCAAATATTTCCCGCTTTTTCTTTTTGTATTTCAAATAAAGGTTGTATATTTGCGGTGCTTAACATATATAATATCCGATGCGAGCGAGGCTTGCATTAATCATGCGAGCATTTTTTATGCTTGTACTTAAAATATTTGAGGTATTACTATACCCCCATGTGGAACTGTAATGGAACCACAGCATCGGATGTATGTGTTAAGCAGTGGGAAAGGTAGTTATACCTCTTTTTTTATTGTTTATGCTTAACAATACATCCAATCATCATCAAACAAATAATAGTAGTTTGATGACGACGTTAATCCACGACACGGATAGAATGAGTTCGCTTGAAATAGCTGAACTTACAGGCAAAAGACATGATGCTATCTTGCGAGACATCAGGAACTTACTAAAACAAGGAGTATCACACCACAATTTTGTGGAGACATCCTACAAGCAACCACAGCCAAGAGGAGGATATAAAGAACTTCCCTGCTTCGAACTCACCAAGAAAGGTTGCCTGATCCTAGCATTTCAAATTCTGCTCAAAACATTTGCTGTATTAAAAAGTATTCGTATCTTTGCAATGCGACACTTTTATATACATATTTGGTTTGGGGATTTTTTATGCCCAATAGTAAGCAACTGCATAAAATATAAGCAGAGGTTTCTCCGTACATATTCGCCCCAAAGCCAATATGGAAGTGTCGCAACTTGGAGAGATTCTCTGCTTTCTCTATTTATTAACTTTTAATTTTCATTATTATGCGACACTTAAATGAAAATTACTCAAACAGCAATAGCGTTGCTGTATTAAGTACGTCAACTCACGAAACGAGTAAAGTTAAAGTTTACGAGCATCCTTTATTCGGTAAAGTTCGTATGTTTGTCCAAGACGGTAAGACTTGGTTTTGCGGAACGGATATTGCGACTTCGCTTGGGTACTCCAACACACGTAAGGCTATCTTAGATCATTGTAAATCACAGGGCGTAACGATTCGTGACACCCCCACAAATAGCGGAGTTCAACAAATGAAATTCATCAGCGAAGGGAATGTCTACCGCCTGACCGCTAAAAGCCAAATGCCAAAAGCCGACGATTTTGAAAGCTGGATATTTGATGAAATCGTCCCATCGGTAGTAAACACTGGAAGCTATTCCGTACAACCTCAAACTCCACAAACCTACCTCGAAGCCCTGAAAGCCCTAGTATCATCGGAAGAGGAAAAACAACGGCTGGCGCAGGAGAAGCAGCAACTCGAAGTAAAAGCAGAACAACAGCAAGCCACCATCGAATTGCAAGAGAAGGAAATCAAGCAGGCCGCCCCTAAGGTCAACTACTACGACACCCACCTACAATCGGTCAACACTCTGACCACTACACAGGTAGCTAAGGAGATAGGGATGAATGCGGAAAAGCTCAACAGCAAACTGAAAGAGCTTGGTATACAATACAAACAGTCCGACCAATGGCTGTTGAAAGCTCCGTATGACAGATGGGGAATGCACGATGTAAGGACCAATATTTTCACAAGCGAAAGAGGTAATACCCACACCAACACATATACGGTCTGGACGCAGAGAGGCAGGCGATTCATCATAGCCCTATACGAAAACGATTGGGACGTGAAGAAAGCCATCAAGCAAATAAAAGGTGAGATGAATTCTGCCGCCTAATCACACCGCTATGTTAGAACTTTTAATACTGCTGGGCACCCTGTATGCAGCATATAGGGTGTTCCGTAAGGGAAGCGAACACTTCTTTTACAACGACTAACAATGCAGCTTATACGCTGTAAATCATCAGAATACATACGAATACACGAATCACGAAAAATAAAAAGTATCATTATGGAATTTTCAGAAATTAGAGAAAAGTTTGAAGGTCTGACAGCAGACCAAGTTTGCGAACTGGCAAAGTTCGGTAAAGAGATTTTAAACCATGCCGGCATGTTCGGCTTATCATCAGGGTTGCTGAACTTGATTAAGGATATTATCAACGCAGATGATTATGTGTATGATGACAATAAGTGTACAATCGAGACACTTATACATATTATCAGCCTAGTTAATGATTTGACTGAAAAATGTTTACACGAGCGTAAAACTCCTTTTGGGCTTACAGGGCTAAAAGATGATAATGAATACTTGGGATTAAAAGACGCAACCAAAATAGAAGCATTATAATAGATAAGTCAGGGGATTTCGGTCCGACACTGAAGTTGACGCCAATCGACGGGAAAGGGTAGCTTTAGGGCTGCCCTTTTTTATGCCCTAATGTTAAATAATGTAGTAAATCACAATATTTTTCTCTTTTTATTTGGAGCATATCACATTAATTATTATCTTTGTCACATCAATAAGAGATAAAGTAATAACAATATAAAAAACAAAGATTATGAAGACGTTTGAATTTAACAACGAGGCAATTACTATCGAGAAAACAGGTTACGGACAGTATGTATTAAGCGGTTTGGGTATCTCAGTGCATTGTACGGACTCTGAGATCTGGGATTGGTGTGATGACGATGAAAACGAAGATAAGCATTTGGCGGCCAAAGAGTCTGCGTACAGACTGCTTGTAAATTCTTTGTAAAACAAAAAAATAAACAACATGGAAAAAGTGAGTAAAAAAAGAGGAAAGATTATCACAGACCGAGAAGAACTGCTTGTTTGTCAGCAATATAAGGATGGCTGGACACTTAGAAAGATAGCGACGTATGCTAACATCTCCCAGACAACCGTGATGGCGATCTTAAGGAGAAGGGAGATCCCTCTCCGGAACGGAAAACAGATCACTGAAGAGCAGGAAAAACAGGTGATAGATCTGTATCTGTCAGGAGGAAAGATTAAAGAGATAATGTCAAAAACCGGCGTAAAGTCTGAGCAAACAATTTACAGGATTATTAATAATTCCGATATAAACAAGAGGAGGAGATAGCAACTCCTCTTATCTATGGCTTTTATCAAAAGGCCTTGCCGTAATCTTGCCGTTATTGCTTAATTACCCTTACCATAACCTTACCACTTTCAAGTGGACTGTTTAGTAAAATATCAATACACAAATTCCTACCATGCCTCGCTCTGTAAAATATTGTTACCCCACCCTTGCTTCGAGGCAGGACAACCCCACCCTTGCTTCGAGGCAGGTTTGTTCTATTTTTCCTCTTATTTTTGTATAACACCCGTGATTTTTCTGACTAAGTAGTCTCATTTTTGGTCTGTTTGTCGTATTACGGATATATGTACTCAATAAATGTGCCGGTATAATTCTCTCCATCTTTGACAAAATAATATGTACCGTCCGGCTTTTCTATTAGGACAAACACAGATTGTTCCATTTTAGCAGCTTTTCTTGCGATTTCCCGCATTTTCTCTTTAGAAGAAGGCTGTTTGTTACCTTGACACCAACAACTCATAATACACCAAATTTTGAGAAGTAATTTTTAAGCGCCGGATTAAGCACATATTTAAGGAAGTACTCACGGGACTTTCCTCCTACTCCCAATATGGCACTTCCGTACTTTCTTTCAATATCCGGTCCTATGTCACTTCCCCTCGTTTCTATCTTCAATCCCCTTGAAGACGAAGAGACACGTATAGAATCATAGAATTCGCCTGTTATAATGAGGTTTGGAGTATAAATATCTCGCGCCGGATAACCTTGGAAAGATGGAGTCGGTTTCGTTATTCTCTTCTTCATTTTGGCGTAACTCTTTGCGGCTTCATAAGTAGGAAACCAGGGATCATTCAAATAAGTTGGACGCAATGGTTTATCATTACCATTTACTCCCGAATACAGCTGTTCCGTCACAAATTCCCTAACAAGAGATTTATTCGAATCCATAACATTCTGAATCTCTCCTTCAAACCCAGCAACAAGAGAGGTTACATTATCTAATGCTTCTTTAATTGTAGCCATATTCTAACAAATAAGAGAAAAGGGAAGGCAAACGCCTCCCCCTTCCTGAAAACAAACCACTTTAAATAATATCCACTGAAGGAGGTCTGGCACTAACGATCCTGTCGTATATGTCAGAGAGGATATTTTCTCTTTCTGTTTCTGTCCTATCAAGAAAAAAAGAAGTTTTATGCTTGTTGATGAATTCTCTTTTCTTCATTTTCTTAACTTCTTCATCGACAAAGTTAACTCCCTCTACTTTCATTCTACCCACTGTTCAATGCCGACAACACCATTTTCCTGAAGAATCTTCGGAGATTTCAAGGAAACCGCACCTGAAGCAGTTATCGTAAGAACACCATTTGCATAAGTAACGGCAGTTACACCATTAAAGCAAGTAGAAGCACCTTCGCTTAATGCCGGCCCAAAGAAAGATGTGACATCAAGATTACCGAAATGTTCTTTCAGCTTATAATTGTTTTCTCCGGAATCTATTTTTACCAATTCGACATAAACAAGCCCTATCAAAGCTTCTACTACGTCAAACTTATATACCCGGTAATCGGCGTTCTTCACGTACTTTTCATAGTCCTTGAACATTGTACCGATAGTCAGGTTTGCCTCCGTTCCGGAAGAATCCCAGTCCTGACCGCCCGGATAAACTCCGGACAAGGGAATTCCCGCCAGCTCCTCGGTGCCATCATTCATTCCGTACACAACGTTATTCTCGTCCACGAAATAGGCATCAAAAGCAACTCCTTTTGCGGCCATGATATTAGCCTTTAGACTTGAATCGAAATCCTCCAGCGTCCATACGTCATCTTTCGCCGAGTAGGATGTAACCTTGTTAGGCCCATATCCTGTAGCACCTTTGTTGGCCTCTCCACCAGACGGAGCGTATTCGACAATTGTCTTGATCGGAAAAATACGAGCCGGTCTGTCATCGTGACACGCAGCCTGCAACGCCTCAGCGGTTACATTCTTAGGAAGTTTATATCCGTGCATTGCCAAGATGATGGCTTTTACCTTTCCCGGATCAAGTATACATTTTGAAGTACCGGTATTAAACTGAGCAACACCGGCGCATTCTCTAAATTCTGTCGCCATAACATTTAATATTTTTGATTGTTATTCTTAAATCTTTTATTTCTATTACATCAATAAAATCTCTGAATGGTTTACCATTAGCCTCTACCCCTTTTCTTCCGTAGCGATAATTCTCTTCGTAGCAATGAGGAATGCTATTATTATACTCATGCACCAGGTCAGGAGACTTATCGATACTTTTAATAAACGCATCATAAATAGGACGAAGCGCCCCTTCGAAGGAGACCTTTTCCCGTTCTTCATTCGTATAATCCTTTAAGGTGTCTACCATGATAGCCAGTTCAAGAGTCGTTGTACGATCCTTTCCTGTACGATTCTCGGTATATGGAGAATAAAGACAGATAATCGGAAATCTTAATTTACTCATTTTAGGCGATTCAGCCCATTCGGTAAGTATACCGGCAATATAATCCCAATCACCAAACATATAGGAAATATTCTTGCCATAAATCCCGGATGTGGAAGAGACTATATCTCTGAATATATTATTGATTGACTTCATATACCCATTGTGTTTATTTCTTCCAACATACTCTTATCAAACTCAAAACCATCATAACCTTTATTACCACACAGATAACGGAATAAAGACTCATTCATCTCTACCATGTCATTCCATGCTGACACAAGGAGATTATTCGGATTAGCGCGATCCTCCGTTGAACCATATACGGTCCCTGTCGGAGTCTGCTTTACTCCACATCTTCTAACATAATGAAAATATACATAGTTAGCAAGCGGACTATACCCCTTTTCAGAAAGCTTCTCTTTAAGGGTATCCCATTTTTCGATTTTATCTTCGGCGGAATGAGAAGAAAGGTAATCCCAGAATTGACGGCTCATATCCTCACCCAGAACAAGCTGAAGATATTGTCTTTCATATCGGTCTATATATGATTGTAAGTTATCCCTCTCCGCAATACGAGTTGGAGAATCTGAATCTATATCCCAAATGATGCCAAGACTCAACATTCCAGTGAAATATGAACCGTCAATTATCATGATTATTCTCCTTTCTTCTTATCCTTTCTCAAAAGAGCAGAGCACCCCGCAGCTTCTGCGGCAGATGCCACTTCAGGCGTTTCTGATACCACGCCCATCTTCATCCATTTCATCGCAACAGGAAGAGAAACATGCGTTTCATCTCCATTCTTAAACGCTCCGAAATCCTTTACAAACACCACTTTGTAAACTTCCGAGAGATCCATCTTATAAGCCTTCTCGTCTTTGGATTTATTTATCTTACTTCTTTTCATGATTACTTTTTTAGTATTAAGCAACAGATTTGGTAATCGCGGTGATTACGTTCGCAAAAGTGTCAGCGACAAATGCAGTCTTGTACTGCGATTTAATATATGCCAACATTCTTTTTTCGCCCAGGATCGTTACCAAGTTTTTGGTAAAGTCATCATTTTCCCAACCAAAGTTCAATGAAAGAACTACGTAGTCACGAATGAACAGGTAACGGAAATCGCCCATCTGGAAAGATCCAACAGGTACGTTTGGATTCTGAACAACACGCAGACCAGTGATTAATTCATCGCCGATTTTAAACGGACGGATGTAATCACCATTGTCATTCTTGGTAAGCTGCATATTAGCATAATCCACCGGATTCATACGGATAGCATTAGGAGAATATGCCATATTGCTTGTACTTACAATCTGAGTGTAAGCGGCAACAATAGCGTCATACATGTTCGGAGACTTGGAGATTTCGATTCCAGTCAGAGAGAACGCCGGGAGAGAATCACCAACACCCTGTATCTGACCACCTGTACCAGTGCCATTGAATATTCCGTCCTCTTCCTTCAGCCCTATTTTATTCAGGATCTCGGCCTCAATCTCTTTTTCCAACTGAGGAATATCCTGCATAACTTCAGTGGTAATCTTAGCTGTCAAGGCAATTTTCCCAGCTGTAAGACTTACGGTATCCACTTCAGCAGTCATCGATGGCTTCAAGCCACCTTCAGGCACCCAAGCCGCATCACCCTCCACATCTTTAAGTTGCGCATACACAACAGTTGGAGTGGAAATACTCGCTACATTCGCCAAATCGCGGATAGAAGCTCGCTTACGAGGATCTACGCTAATCTGATCGTCAATAGTAATACCACCGGCAACCGGAGCACCACCGGTAGTCATTACTGGTGCCGAAGCAGCCTTCATTACCACATCAAACTTAACGCCTCCTTTTTCCTTGAGAGCCTCCACGTTGATTTTCTTGACACCATTCGATTCTACCACGAATTCCTTGCAGGCATCAGCGATCTGATCACCGAGACTTTTGATTTCTCTCTTGCCATCTTTAGTCTTTTCTGTTGCAGCTTTAATGCGAACAATCGTATCACCAAACTCTTTCAGACGATCATTGACAGACTTACTATCAGCAAGACCTTTGATTTCGCTTTTCAATTCTTCAATAGACTGAGTCGCCTCATCCAATGATTTTTTCAACTCCTTGGAATCGATCTGATCTTCCATGTACTGCTTATAAAGAGCTTCCATAAAAGAGTCAAGCCCTTTGGAAAAGGTATCAAAAACCTTAGATTCGTCCTCAGACAATCCTTGTGTATCAAGGAAGTCTTTAAATTTAATTTTCTTTTCCGGCATACTACCTTGTTTTTAAATTATTAAACATAGATTTTATCTTATTCTTCGGCGCGTCGGCTCCCTCTTTAAGTGTAGTCTTACGAGACTCCGGCTTAAAGGATGCAAGTAACATCGCTTTTGATATTATTCCCTGTATTTTCATCTGCTTCTGAGCATTCATCCCTGAACACACTTCAGCTATTTCTCCAACAAGCTCCTCATAGACTCTTTCCGCATCCTCTACTGTTTTAAGACCCAGATACTCTGTTTCACCATTGCATCCGATCGAGACGACGGATATCTCATGAAGCTTAACTTCCTTGACAATAAATGCATCCTTTTCCGCATCATATTCGCAATTCTCCCATACGTATTGATATCCGATAGAGAACTGATTCAAAGTTCCGGATTCAAGCTGCTTTATTGCCTGATTACCGCGTGGAACATCATCAATTATCGCTTCAAAATACAATCCCTTGTCGTCTTCATTCAAGACTGTAATCCGACCGATCGGCTCGTTCATATTGTGCATCCACAACATGATTATCTTGTCATTCGCCGCACTTTCCGGACCCCGATCTTGGATACTTTTTGAGAAACAGCCTTTTATTAGGATATCACCAGCTTTATCTTTATTGTCAAATATAGCTGCGTACCCGCTGATCGTCCGACTTTCACCGTCATAGTTGACATCTTTTGAATAAATTGAGAATGTCTTATACTGAATTCCCATCCGACCTATGTACTTATTAGCCTTACTCATTGTTTGCAGAATTAATAGTTTTATAATCACCCTTAGGCTTATCCGGATCGATATCTATAAGCTTCGCCAGTTCATATCGAGCCTCATCGTGAGTTATATGTCCCTCTTTGACCAATTGAATCAAAGCAGAAGACATCTTCTGAAATGCAGAAGAAGATGCATTCTTATCTTCCTGAAGGCAATCAATATGAGTATAGTCCAGCTTTATATAAACCCCAATATCACACAATGCTTTTGTCAACGCCTCAGAAACCTTTTCAGAGTCAGGAATAATAAGACTTTGATAGGCGGATTTTTCCGCAATGTTTTTATTATCATATTTTGACTCATCAAAAAGACTATAATCAACACCTATAGCATTGCATATTTTTCTACTACAGCGCGCATCCTCCTCGTGAAGCTTCAATTGAGACGCGTCATAATTGAGAGGAATCCAGCCCAGTTTAATCCTTGAGGTAAGAATTGGAAATTTATTAAGAATACCGTATTTCTCCTTTAACTTGGTTTCCAAGGATTCTTTTTCCGTAGCAGACATTACGATATTACCCATATCGTCTGTATAATCCGAGTAGATAATACCTTTTGGACCACCATTGACTATCAGCTGATGACTTGCAGACATAGCCGCAAGCCAGTTATTTACCGGAATGGATAAAGAATCTGTTACTGAATCAAACTCTATATCCGCACCGGCACCAGATACGCGGGCAGCACTGTCGTATATAACGAAATAATCCTCTTCGGAAAGAGCCTCCCTCATCCCATTCCACTCCAGATAAACCGCAGATACGATCTCTTCGATTTTATACTGACGGAATAATTTCCCAGAAGAAACCATGTGAAAAATAGGCGCAGGAATGACATACATTGCCAAGGGGAGAGATGTTTTGGTCGCACGAATTGTAAAAACAGGGCAATAACCAAAAATCTTCAGAGACATCTCTATCTCCTTTAAGAATCCAGAACGTGTCTGAAGCGGATTAGGGCTATCCAGCAATTCTCTTATCTCATTATAACCGTCTTGTTCATTTCCTTCAGAGTCAGTTACATAAATACGCCCATTTGAAAACATGGAACCAACCTTGTTTATGACGGTAGAAAATGGAGTGCATACCCGAAAAGAGTCTAATTTATCCTTGTCATTAGATAGATCATAATCAAATTTAGCATTACCGAAAGAGTTTAAGAAATTAGACAGATACCAAAAATTGCCATCCTTATCTTTCTCGACAGCTCTTACAGTATCCTTCATGGAAGGAGCAGATATACTCCTGATTGCTTTAAACCAATTTCCTATATTAGACATAAAAAAGAATGATTATCTGACCTAGATAACCATTCCCCGCGCGTTGATAGTCTTTACGAACAATACGCCTAAGTACATATATGTATAAGAGTCCTTACGACGTATAGGGTTTCGTGTAGCTTCACACGAAGGGATTGGTATCCTCACCGCAAATATATACATTATTTTAATTTAGACCAAATTAAAATATGAAAATTTTAATCCTTTATCCTTGAGACATATGAGCATATCGCACTAAGCGCATTAATAGCCGATTTTTCCTCTGAAGGATAGCCAAGAATATCATACAGGAAGCTATTATAAGCCTCATCACTCTCATCTTCCCGAAAGCGGACATTCTCCTTTATGTATAGAATATTGCTATTTATACGATCCTCTACATTAGCATTATCCTTTAATACCCATGTGTCATAATTGTCCCGAAGCCTCAACATAAAACGAGCATATTGCTTACCGCATTCGACGACCACCTTGTCGGGAGAATACTCATTCACTTTATTTATTACAGCCTGCTCATCAAACTTATCCACATAAAGTATGCTTTGCAGGAAAATGTAGCGATTGAGAACAAAACAAGCCACGACGCATTTGCCTACACTATCAGGGATAATGTAGCAGATTTTTCTACCTTCGATATTTGCATTCATATTATAATAAATTAAATCATCATCCTTAACATCACTACGCTTACGACGAAGTGAGAAGTCGTTGTATTCCTTCTTAAACACGACATACATGAAATAACGCATACAATCGGTTAAATGGCCATATTTCTCATATGTCTGACCGGTTTTCTTATCTTTTTCTCTCAATTTAAGAATCGTTCCATCCACATCCTTCTTGGTGTTATTATAATCAACAATAGACTGTTTACATCCTTCATCTACCATAAAGGATATATCACTATAATAATCTCCCAGGATTGCATTGACAAATTCACCCGTCATCGAAACCGAAGGATTAGACTTCTCTATCATCTCTCTTACGACATAGGATTTGTTGATCCCTGCAATAAACTTATCAAAAAACGACTGCTTGTTCTCATCGATCGTATTTCCTTTCTGGGTAGTCGCATCGCCTAACACGTAAACAACATCCTTATATCTTAAACTCTCCAGATAAGACCGCGCCATTTCGGAAGCCTTGGTGACAGAATTAAAAGGGTCCTTAGCACATATTTCATAAATCTGACACGGTTTGCGGACAGGCATACCCTGACGCTCCTCTTTCTTTAACTGGAAGAATGAAATTGAAATATAAGGCAACAGGTTATCATCTATTGATATATAAATAGGAAATGCTGAATCATATTTTTCCAATCCAACATGATGGTTAATATCAAATGCATGAAGATATTCTCCACCGGTTTTGATGCTACCCCATTCACCAAGCGCATAGATTCTATAGAAATTATAGTTATGAATTCTATACCACTCGTAGTTAGCAATCGTTTGCCGGTCATAATACCCATATAAACCGTCAGGAGATCCCACCACCCAGAAATTATTCAGATACGTCGAATGAAGCTCTACGGTATCCGGATTATAAATCTCTTTCTTGCCACTTACCGGATTGACAATCTCTTTCGAGGAATTATATCTTTTATTCTTTATCGTACTGTACGAGGAAGAAAGCCCTCTTCCCGCAACTGCGTCTTTAATCTTTCCTGCTGGAAAGAAGTTATCCACATCATGCCATTCTTGTACATCTACCAATTCTGTCTTTATCCATAAATCTTCGGACGTAGGATTGAAGTTCAATATAATCTGAAGCCCTTCCTTACCGCGCAAACGAAAAGTTATCTGGACAAAGTCTTCGTATTCAAACTCACTAGCCTCTTCAAGGAGAATACGCCTATAATTAGCTATCGACTTAATCTTTTCAGGATCATCAAGACCGGAAAAATCTATTCGAAACCCGTTTATACAACGTATTGAGTTTTCTACCGGAATGAAAAAACTACCAATTTGAAGCTTTTTAATCTGCTCCTTAAACTCTTCGTAAACAGTATTCTTGATAGAAACACCTGTCTTTCTAAGCACAAGGACATTTCCTTCGCCGGCCAACACAGTAAGAAGAAGAGCCTGGGCAGTAGAAACCGACTTTCCGGAAGAAGAACCTCCCTTATTGATTATATAACGGAGTTCCGTATTGGCAAACGCCTCACGCAAATGCCAGAATAACGGATTAAACAGTTTATATGAATAAACGATCTCAGCCATATCAGTCTCCGACAATTATCCGCAAATCTGCCTTCATTTCCCCCGGGCGCTCATATCCCATCATCTTATTGATTACCTCAAGAGCTCTTACCTTGTCATACAACTCAATCTTTACCATTTCTACATCTACGATCTGCGTACCAACATTCTTTTTCATAATCTTGGTAGATATACTCTTAATACACGCTTTTTGGTCATCTGTAATCTTTTCAAAATCTTTACGCTCAATCCACGTGTTATGAAGATGAGCAATAGTGGAAAATCCTATTTTACCCAACTCTTCCAGGACCCTCTCTTTAGTAATCGCTGTCTTCTTTTTTAATTCTAATTGCAATTCTTCCACCCTTATCCTAATCTTATCCTTTTTTAGAAGTTGAGAAGCTTTCACGTTTATTGTTTCCGGCTTCATATTCAAACAGTTATAGGAATATCTATAGGCATCGGAAGCATTGCCACACTCTAAGTACGAATTGCAAAATTTTTCTTGTTTAATTGACAGTTTCATGGTCTTTTCGTTGGATTAGTGATATATATCACATGATATATATCACAAAGTTAATAATTTAAGTTTATTATTTTACATTTTTAGACCATATCAGTGCATTATAGCGCGAATAAGCCCACAACTTTACTTCCCAGTCTTTATTTAGCATCTTTTCTTTCATTGCTGCTTTAAAGCAATCAGCTAGAAGGTTGTTGTCTATTTCTTGTTTCATATTGATTTTGTTTTAGTTAATATATTAATAGCCCTTTTTACGTCACGCTTGGATATTCCACGTAAAGCATGAGTTTTTATGATATGTTTCTTTTGAGAAAGCAACATATCAGAATCATCATCAAGAATTACATAATTAGTAACATCTTCATGTTCCCACAACCAACGGTCTATTTCTACGCCACGACATAAACCATAGTGCGTTTCTTTATTCCCATATTTAAAACCGTACATTCTTGAAGTAATGTCAATAATATATTCAGGATATGGGAAAGGATTATGACCTATTTTTGTCTCTCTTGTTGTAATAGCTTCAATAGTCTGTTCTAATGTATATCTTCTCCATGAAGAAGATATAACTATTTTGGCTCCGGTCGCATCGCAAATCTGTTTGACCAATTCAACCTTTTCATTATCAATAGTCCATTTACTTTTCAGTGTGGTTATTACACCGTCAAAGTCGAGAAATATAATCTTACTCATATCTGATTTATTTTGAGTGTTTATTCTTAGGGAATAATCCATCTGAAAATTTTATTAACGCTTCAACTTTTCCCAACTCAATCTCATAAGCATAAAACTCTTTATCAATAATCTCCATGAGCTCCTGAAAATCATTTGTATTATAATTCTGCTTTATAGAGTCAACTACGTTTACTCCATCCGAAAACCAATCGGGATTAAGCTCTTTTAGCTTTCGCATAGCTGTTGGAATTTGATGTGTATAAAGGTTTTCGGAGAATATAAAATTCAGCATTTCATATACATCATCCATTTTCGTTGATAGTCTTCCATCTAATATGGTAAAAGCCTTTTTAAGTGATACTCTCATTTTATTTCTCCTTTCTCTTTAATTCGTTACCATTTGATTCAAGAGGAGGAATTGGCATCCAATGAGTTGTATCCCAACCGCTAATCGTTTCATAGGAATAATTATCACTCCAGAAATATGCATCGCTATTATCGTCTGTATCCAAAACTGCAAGCCTCACTGTACCATCTTTAAGCCTGATTAATACAGGATCTCCTAATTCCGGTAACCTGTCCTTTACGCTGATCCACGGAGATTGCTTTGATTGCCACTTGGCGCCAGCGATAAACGACTTATAACATTGATGGCGTCTTCCGTTAATAAATCCGGCACAAATAGAATCATCTTCACAAGTTGGGAAACCGTTTTGATGCTCTTTTGCTGCTTCTTCTAATGTCTGTTTCATAATTTATTTTTTAATTATTCATCTTGAAAATCATCAATCTCATATTCCCATTCCATTGCATCCGCTTCTCGAATATTATCACTAAGCCATTCTTTTGCGTTTTCAAGCTCATCATCCCATTCAGGTACATCACCACCTTCATCATAGGCTTTAGCTAATTCATTATAAACTTCGTCAGGGACTTCAACATTTCCAAGTCCAACTCGATAAGTTACTTTGATTGTTAAATCTTTAATATTCTTCATATTTCCTTCTTTCCTTTAAAGTGTTCTATTAGCTCTTCAACGGTTGCCTTGTGGTAATTACCGGAAATGATTGTTGCGTGCATCCAATTTATATCCCAAAAGAATACGCTACCCTTCGGTTCTGTAAAATAGTGATCGTTACCCACAATATCATCATAAGAAACGCTAAGCGGTGAATCTGCTACAAACCATTGTGAATCGTCAGTATCGTCTCTCAATGCAGCAATAGCTAGGAACAAAGACTCGTTGGTTCCGCAGTCAATACGGTCTGCACAATTATACGTTGCATGAGGATTATCATCATCAAACCATTCAGGGGGAATAGAATGATAGGCATTTAAATATGATGCTGTAAATAAACAAGGTCTATCTTCAATCAATGAAACAGATTTATACCCCAAATTCTCCAGCTTCGTAAGAAGCTCCGGCGTATTCTTTCTTATAAAACAAGATGTTGTAAATCCCATAGTTAATCCTCCTTTAATGCTACATCATATTCCCAAAAAGATAGTCTACCTTTTGCCGGGATAGGATTTTTAAATAGTACAGGATTAGCCAGCACCCAGTTATAAATAGGATTTTCATAATAGCCTTTACTATCATCGGATTTCTCTGCCCATTTAGAAGGATGATTGATAGAGCATCCAACTATTTCTACACTTCCAATGATAGCAGAATTGACAATGCCCTCTACACATATTATTTTTCGTTGAAACTCAACAGGCAGGCTATCCCATTGAGCTTTAGTAAATACACTATTAGGATTTCTCATTTCTACAGGTTTTCCACTCGCATGGATTAACACCCTATGCCCTATGTATTTCTCAGGACACGCCCAAGTACGATTTTCGATATCCTTGATACCATGAACTATCAAGGATGCCCACGGTTGTTTTATTGTTATTGCTTTCATTTCTCTATTGTTATTAGTTAATCCTTTCATATTTAAGCCCAAAACACCATCTTATCATTAGTCTCTGAAACCAATTCATTGGTTTGTAAACTGGGATAATAGATTTGGTCGACCTATGAACAAGTTTAGCTATCGCTTTTGGTTGTTCTATATATTCTATTTCGCTCATACTTATTTAGTTTTTAATCTCATTAATAGCATTATTTTATCCCATAATATTAGAAAAGCATTCCAATAATCTTGAAAGCTGAAATAGTACCAACTCATTTGTATATACCATATAAGCAAATACACAAAAAACAGTACAATCCATAACGGAATAAATAGCCAACGAAGTATTAGTCTTATTTTATTCATGATTGTTCAATTTGAATTGCCATTGCCTTGGCAATAGTTTCCAGATATCTGGATAATTCTAATAACTGTTTCTGATTACACTCCTGATAACAGTCAATGATTACCCTATCAGGACGTTTACCCTCATGTCGTATCCCAACAGGGGACTGGTAAGCCTTTAATTGCCATTCATGTTCGCCTTCCTTTAGTGTCAGCACACATTTCCTTTTCCTTGTATCAGGCAACGTCTTCACGGATGCGGATAATTTGTCAATGAATGGGCGAAACGTCTCTTTTCTCAGTACCACATCACAACATGCCATCGATACACGAGAGTAACTCTTTCCGATGAAAGATCCTATTTCACGCAAAAGATAGCCTTCCTTACGAGCCATGTGACAGAATAGCATTCTTGCATCAGCCACCTTCTGTTTCCTGACACGAGAAAGGATCAGAACCTTTGATATTCCCGTCACACGGGAAACATCCTGAAGGATAGCCCTCATCGACTTTTTAGCTTTGTTTTCTTTTAAGTTCATAAGATTGTCGTTTAAATGGAAATTAAATTATCTTTAAAAGCACCGGCTCCTGATGCGGTGCCGGTTGACTTTCCGTCTGAAATCTTGCGGATGGAAAGGCTTGTCACGTGTATGCCAGCCAAAACGTACTCGTTTACTCTCTTCATGTATGAAGGAATCTATCGCATAATTGGTGCCTTCTACTTTAATCTGTAGCAGATCATCTTCCATGTCAACCTCGCTCACCGTTTCTTTCGGATCATTAAGGGAGTCCTGCTCACATACAATGAGCAGGACTGCAACTACCTTTGGATTACTCATTCCTCCTTTTTCTTTTCGTCCGATTCAAGCTTGGCATCCTTGTCAGCTGTATAAGGATATACATCCATGATAGCTGTTTCTACGACTGAGGGCACCTGATAGTCTGCCATTGTGCCTTTCATGCCGGCATCAAGGTTCTTCTTCGCCCGTTCGAGGTCCGAAGCCTGTACCAGCACATAGGTGCTTGTCTTCTTCTCGGCTCCGCTCTTATCATCCAGGGTGATGAAAGATAGCTTACATTTAAACCAACGATCATCGCATTCAGCGTCACTGGGGAATATCTCGCTATAGTTGGCGCGTTTGATATCAGAGACGGTAAACACTCCAGAGATGAAGGGAGTCATCTCTTCTATTATCCGTGCTTCCGCCTCCGTGAAGCTGAGAGCATCTACCAGATAAGATTCAGTCACTTTTTTCTGCATTCCGTTCTCCATTACCTTTTCGTAACGGATCTTACATTCAAACCATGTGTGCATTCCCATAATTATTTGTCTTTTTCAGGTTCGTCAATATATTTATCTGCAAAACGGTCAAGCGCTTTGATACACTTGTCCGGAAGCTGCTTTGCCGTATCATTCGTCTTGATATAGTCAATCGTGCCACCGACACCATAGATAAGAAGCATTTCTTTGGTCGATGGAATGAAAATACTCGCCATCGCTGCTATTACACCACAGACAACAAAGCGCTTCAACCATTTAAAAAAATTGTGTTTTCCACCCTCATCTTCTATTATATCACCTTCCGTTACCAGCAGAGTAAACAGCATGATAACGATAACTATCAAAGCTACAATCCATACGACCATAAACGCGGTGGACAGGTTACCAACTACGGTCATCCAATAAATTTCATTCATAATGTAAAAAAATTAAATTATTAATATTTGAGGTTATTTTTCTCTTCTCAGGTTCTTCATATTTCCAGCCGTTGAGCCGGTAACACTCCTTGCGGGCTTCCTCACAGGTGGGGGAATTCACCAACCTTGTCTACCTCGAGGATATCTCCTATCTCCAACCAGTGATAAACTGCCCACCGGCTACCGATGGGAGCATATGAGTACTTAGGACGCCTGATCTTCTTTCTTTGGTTCCACATAGAATGTTTCATCTTGTACTACGACCATACCACATTTAGCCAATTTTTCTGCTACCTCTTCCTTGTCGTCGTCACCGCAGCGATCTATCAGCAGCTTGATGAAGGCAAGGAGACAGTCTGAGTCGTTTCCGAAGTTCTCCTGAGTAGAAAGCTAAGTCTTGTCTACATCTTGCTTCAGCCAGCGTATAGCGGCTATCGCCGTGTTGAAATTGTGCTTGGCATCGTGACGCAGATCATAACCCTGCTTTTTCATTTCACTTCTCATGTCAAGGAGAAGAGTTTCTACGACATCTGTCAACACATACGTCAGGTTGAGAGTCGTATTAAGATTTGTTGTTCCTATTAGCATAATTTATGTGTTTATTAAAAAACATACATCTTCACCTTCGGGATGATCCTTTCAGTTCAATGACGTTAAAAAGCCGGATCATCTTCTTCATTACTCATATTGTAACTTAAAACAGGCACACTATCCAATTCATAAAAGCATGTAGTACAAGCATTAAAACCGCAAATGAATTTAAGTAATCCTATATTACGCCCTTTAGCTATGTCTATCATTGCAGTGCCTCTTGTATCTACATTAGAAAAATCTCCCGGATATGATTTACCTTTCACTTCCGGACGATAAACTAACATAACTACATCTGCTGCTTCTGCTATCTGTCCACTATCCCGCAACCTTGCAAGAGATGGAACCGGATTCATGTTATCCCGATTCAATTGAGATAAAGCAATAATCCAAATATCAAGCTCTTTAGCAAGATTCTTCAGTCTCCGTGCCACATCTCCCATCTGCTGCTCTTTGTTAGCTCCCTTCATGTTTACATTGAGAATCTGCAAATAATCAACAATAGCACCATCTATTCCGAATTTTAACTTCATATACCGAATAGACGAAAGGATTGTATCTATGTTGGAAGTACTACGATCATCGAAATATATACCCTTACCAGATACTTTGCCAATTCCCTTGTCTACAGATTGCAATTGTGACTCGGACAATCGGGAATACATAATCTCATTCGCAGGAACTCCACTTTCCATTGAAAGAATACGAGCCGTTATTTGCTCTTTCTTCATCTCCATCGAATACATGGCTATCTTAGTGCCTAAACATGCAGCATTCCGCATTATAGACACCGCTAGCGAAGTCTTTCCTTGTGATGTCTCTCCAGCAATGATAATCAAGTCTGATTTTTGCAATCCTCCCGACTTATTATCTATTTTCTCAAATCCGGTAGGAGTGCCAGTTAACGGCTTACTTCCAGATAAATTCTCATTTATCATGTGATATACATTTTCAAGACCTTCATTGATCGTAGATATTACACTACTACTTGATTTAAACAACGATGATAGTTGGTCTGATACAGTATTGGTCACATCCAATATGTCTTCAGATTCTGTATATGAGTTTGATACAAGATATTGTCCAATTTCATAAAACTTTCGCCTGATAGCAAGATCATGAAGTCTTGCAGCATATTGCCCTAAATCAAATGTCATATTAGATGCTAAGGTCATAAATGCAACTAATTCAAACTCTACACCATTAGCAACAAGTTTATTCTTAACCGTAATCATATCTGGTCTGTCGCCAGTAGATGCTACTTGAATAATAGCCTTGTATATGTCTTGATGAAATGAATTATAAAAGCACTCATTACTTAGTAATTCTCTAACTTCCTCCAATGCGTCTCTTCTTGATATTATTGTACCAAGAACTAGCTTCTCGGCATCTTCATCACGTAATTGTATGTTAACTTCCATATTCTTTCTTTGCCCACTTTAGAAATGTTAGATATACACTGGTATACTTTTTAGGAGCATCCTTGTAATTATCCATACTTTGAAGTATATCTACTATCTGATCATATGAATACTTCTTTTTTAATTTGAGAAATTCCTCTTCGGTTATTTGTCTTTGAAGTTTAAGAACATTAGGTGTATGTTCTTTGAGCCATTCATTGAATCGTTCATAATCGGATTTAGGAAAACTTTCTTTCTTATCTACGTTAGTAGATTCTTTATTATCATTATCATTATCATTATCATTTATAGTTACGTTTGTTACCTTTTGATAGCACTTGTTATCTTTGTTATCACTTGTTACGTTTGTTACCTTTTGATAGCGATTAGCCATGCCTTTTTTCCCAGCTTCGCTTCTTTTTGCAACAATATCATCGTATCTATCATTGTTGTAGTCTATTTGTTTCTTTATAAAAGAAAATGCCATTTTAGCCAACGGTTTCAGCTCCGATAGTGTCCCCGATGCAACATACTCTATAATTGCATCGTACACTTCAAGTCTGACCTCCGGTGGATAATCCATCAACACTTCCTGCCATTCTATATTAAAAACAAAAGATTTCCTTTTTATTTCTTGTCCCATTCTCGTTCTGATTTATGTAACTCAACATGGCAACTCTCACATAAGGTAGTTCCATTATCAATATCAAACCTCAAATCAGGATATAATGCAAATGATTAATATGATGTGCATTCAATTGTCCACCATGCTTCCCACAATTCTGACAAATGAATTTATCTCTATTAAAAACATCATTACGCCATTTTTTCATTTCTGAAGAATTTCTAATAATGTTGTTTTCATCAGAATTTACTCCCTTAAATCCGCCAGGTTTTCCTTGTTGGTCTATATAATGTTTTACCATCAACATAATAGATTTGGCAACCGGCTTTAGATTTTCAGTTTCCTTACCATATAGGCTATACTCCATTATAGCCGTGTAAATCTCACCCTGAATATCTCTCGGCAAATCTTTGATTGCCTCGTAAAAACTTCTGTAGAAAATAAAACTATCTCTCATGCTGCCTTTCCTCCCTTTTTGATATGTAATTTTATTAGGTAGTAAAGGTTAATTTCTCCACTTCTGGGGCATTTCGGAATGTGCTCTATCTCCTTAATTACTTCTTTAATTGATTTCATATTGTCATGATTAAATGTTAGACAATAGCGATATAGGCGGAAGTCTCTCATTCCGCCATTTAGTTAGAATTTAAATATTCGACAACAAGAACTTTAGACAATCCTTGTGCGGATCATCCGAATGATGACTAAAATGGTAATCCTGGAATTGCCGAAATAATCCTTGCGAAAGGATGAAGGCATAAGCTTCATTCTTGCAATTCTTTTCGATTAAGAAATTTTCATAAGATACAGTTTTCGCACTGCTGGGCGCAGATGTAATAAGGTTACTATTATTCACCTTAACTCTGACTTCGTTGGTTCTTGGCATTGAACGAAATTTGAGTTATTAAAAACAAGAAAGGCTATCGCCTCCCGTTCCGCCAAGAACCGACACTGTTAGAGATAACGAGCATCCAATGGGATTTGATAGCCTTATATTTTTGCAATATTACGCTTACAAACGAACATAAAAATATGCACGTTAATCTCTTTCATAAGTCTTGTTCTTGGCGTGAACACCGCAAAGATACACTCAAATTTCAAAATACCAAATGAAAATCTTATTTTTTTAATCCAAAGTCCTAATCGTTATCTCCACACGTGGATTTTCCTTGTCTACAAACTTGCGTGCATGAATAAGACAACAATTATTGTCGTTCTTAATGCATTTGATTCGCTGAAGCACATCTAATTGTAGCTTTAATACATTATCAAGGTCGCTCCGTTTACTTGGGTAGTACACATCAATATAGAACTCAAATGGCTCGTTGATATTCAAATCCCTCAACTTTCCTGCCTGCCAAATAAAGGATTCCTCATACTTTTTCAAGGAATGAGTTTTGGCTAGGCATCCGTGCCCGTTGATTGATACTATCTTATAGCAATTAGCCTTAGAAGGAGCGTTCCCTTTGATTATTGTCTTATATTCCATACTATCGTCTGGCATTCTTGTTTGGTGATTGTTATTTTCATGTGGAGACGGGGCGATTCGAACACCCAATCAAGGACTAAATCCTTTTGCGCTACTTCCAAGGTTAATTACTCCTTATATCTCACGTACCGTACTTTCTAACATGTGCACCTCTCGAAAGTCAAAAGCACTCCACTGCGCATCTCCATGTTCGCCCGCCAATCTTCACAGACAAGCAGGCTGGGGTAAAAAGGTTAACAAAGCTATCTCAATAGCTCACTCTTGCGGATTATAGCCCTACCAGTGACGATAGTACTCTCCGTATTGTGAGATAATGTACTTTGCTTAATTCCTATCTGATCCTCGGACAAATGGCGAAATATACCCGTTACCGAACTGAAATAATAGTTCCGCTTCTCGAAGATCAGGTAGATATGGATTACTTTAGTTCTACGCATTTCGCATAACTTTTATTTCAAAACTTCCAAATAACAGTTATTTGGAATAGCACTTCCTAATATCCCGTTTTATTTAATCTCATAGCCTCCTTCTCGTAGCTCAACAAAGTGCGTAAGGCATCTAATTGATGTGTGCAAGCGGCATTAAGCCGGTCAAGCCGATCAACTAAATATGCTTCGTCTTCTGCTATGCTGTCAAGCAATGCATTTTGCACCTTAGCTGATAAGCATTGCTCTTTTGCTATTGAGATGATAGTATTACTAATCTCTGTAGATTTCTTCTTTCGAAGCAGCTTCTTTGCATCCGCAAGCATTTCACCGGATCGGTTCAGATACACCATTATGACTGATATTCTTTCTTGAATCTCTATCGGATTATTCGAACAGGTAATGTTCAGATAATCGTTTATTTCGCTAATTTCTTTATCCATAAGCTACGCTATCATTTTTTTAATCATTTCATTAGCCATCAGAATTCGCTTCTCTATGAGCTTGAAATTCATATAATCCGGAAAGATTCTCACGATGTGAATAGGGATGCTTTGGAAGGGACAATAAACCACAAAGTCGCACCATTCAGCTCCGGTCACCATCATGTGAGACTGGCACTGGTAGAAATATTCAGGTTTAGCAAGAAGTAGTCCGACATTGTCTTTCACTTCTTCTTTATATTTCATGAAAGTGTTTTGGCTGGGGCATTTGATCTCCAACGTTCCTTTCTCTCCGTCATCGCTACAACAAAAACCATCAGGGGAAGAACCAAAGAAAGGAATATTAGGATGAATGCAGAAGCCAGTTTCAATCATATTATTACCTTTCATTCTGTTATACAATTTACGAGCGGCAGCTTCTTGTGTATTCCCCCATTCGATGGCCTTTGATGAAACTCCGACCTGAAATAGGTATTTTTCAAACAGATTATCATCATTGACAAAATATGGATTCATGCTTCTTTCAGCTGCCATCTGATAGATATAAGATTTTGCGGTATCTCCGAAAAGTTCCTCTTTCTTTCTTCCAGATTTCATCAAATCACCGACACGTGATCCAGTAACATGGCCTAATCGTTTGCGATACCATTCTAAAGAATGTTGAGCTTCCATTATGGTGGTACTTTAAATTATTCTTTTTTAGTTTCCTCTACTCCGGCTGCTTTTGCCGCAATATCGGCTATCTTATTATTTATGACTTCTTTGCTCTCACGTATTGGCTTCATTAATTCATCTACTGTAGTATCTCCGTCTTTTAATGCCTGGATCGTTCCCATTAGCATAGATATTTCATCGGCGCCGATTTGGTTTACTGTTTGCTTCCCGCACATCTTTACAACTTCTTCCTCAGTTATACCATAGCTATTTTTGAAATTGTTAATAATTCCTGTCCTTACTTTCAAAAGTTTATCTGAGTCAGACAAATCACCTGTTATAAATCTTTGTGCTGCGTAGTATACTCTGTCTGTTATAGCTTTAGGAATAACAGCAAATACGGCATTACGATAAGCGATTGAGTTTGCAGCGTTACCTGTAACTGTAATCATGTCTTCAGAAAATCGCTGTCCATTTTTACCGATGATACTACGTCTAACCTCAAAAGCAGAAGCGACATTCGTTTCCAAATCCCAGCATGTCCCACGGCTGATAACTTGCTTGTCTGTTATTTGCACAACTTTCGCTTCTGTACGCATATTACCCCAATTAGAGACTATTATTTTAGCCAAATGAACAGATGGGCCGGTAATAGGTTTACCGCCACGAGGAAGGGCATAATTGCATGATTGAGCTGTTTCTTGATTCATAGTAGCCATTACAACCGAGTTGTCTATACTACGTCTTATATCTCGTGGATAACGTTTAGCTGTTGCTACTTGTGAATCTACGTTAGCTCTTTCTACGGCATCAACTTGTACAATTTGTGCATTTTGCGCTTCAACGGGAAGCACTTCATAATTTTCCAAATTCATATCATATATTATTAAAGTGGTTAAAATAGTTCCCGGATACCGAACCAACGGACACCGGGATTAAATCAAGATAATTTGCGGATAACTTCACCGCCATATGAATTTCTGGTTAGTTCTATAAACTCATAGACGGTAAACTTATCATTATCTACATCTATACCTTTATCCCTACAAAAAGACTCTCTCCCAGCTTTACAGCTCCCAGTAAGCATATGATGCCATATAAATAATTCCTTAGCAGAGTACTTCTTTGAAAAGTCAGAAAAATGCTCTTTAAACTTATCAATTCTTTCCTCTTCTGTACTATCATCATAAAGCTTTTCTTGCAAAGATTCAAATGCCTCGTGTAGAGTATTACCATGAGAAAACTGATCATTCCCTTTTACTATAAAACAAGGAGTAAGAGATAAGTCGGACTGGAGGATAAATCCTTTTGCGATGTTACCTTTTACATTTGTAATTATAGTAGGTATATTATCTACTATAGAAATAGTATTCCCATTTACAGATTTTATGCCATCGCCAGAGCCATCGCCAGAGCCATCGCCATAGCCAGAGCCATAGCCAGAGCCATCGCCATCGCCAGAGCCATAGCCAGAGCCATAGCC